TGGCTCGTCAAGCAGCCAGCCCTCCAGCGGCAGTTCGGATGGCTCGTCAAGCAGCAGTTCATCGAGCGACGGCGCAGAGAACCTGCTTGCCGAGGATGGCAAGATACTTGCAGCCGAAGATGGCAAGCGACTGTCAATAGACCCTAGCCAAAACCCACTGCCATGATTACGTGCCACCGAAAGCACCTCGAGCAGAGGTGCCTTGAGCGCAACTACTCGCTCGCTGAAGTCATGCCTTGTGTCGTTTCGGTCAAAGGCGACATGTGGACGATCGACGAAAACCATCGGTCATACCCAAGGCACCCCAAAGGAGCGAAGCCGCCGACAGTTGCGGCCAGCGAGCCGGAAAAGCACGGCCCCGGAACAGAGTTGAAGAAACTGCTGTCAAAGATCGGCATCACGGCGAAGCCGGGGTGCTCCTGCAATCGCCGCGCAAAAGCGATGAACGAAAACGGAATCGAGTGGTGCGAGAAAAACATCCCCACGATCGTTGCGTGGCTACGAGAAGAGGCCACACGCAGGAAACTGCCTTTCATTGACGCGGCCGGTACGCTGCTTGTGAAGAGGGCCATCTCCAATGCCAAGAGGCAGGCGGCTGCCAAGTAGCAGCCTCACGCGGCAGGGAAGTCGGAATCATGCCGGAGACGCACCACTTCAAACTCGGCGGGAAGGTGTGGCCTCTGAAGTTTACGCGGCTTCGGAGCGGCGTCATTGGGTGGACGTACATACGCGACGAACGCAGCAAGAACATCCAAGAGCGAATCCTGATCGACGAGAAGACGTTCAAGAAACGCAACAGGGCCGCACTCGAACTGCTCATCCACGAGGCGTATCACGCGTTGAATCCGGCGTACGACGAATCGGTCGTGACGCAGCACGCGGCTGACCTTGCGAGGCTCCTGTGGTCACTCGGTATTCGTTTCGAGAAACGCGAAAGCGAGGGGTAGCCGTGCCTAGCAAAAAAGAGCCTAAGAGCCTCGCTGACATCGCCGCTGCGTCTGTCGGTCCGCAAAAGAGGCCGGATTGGACTTCTGTGCTGCCGCCGAAAGCACTGGACGAACTTCTGTCGGCGCGGCGAAAGCTCCTGTCTGGTGAGTTGGTGATCACCAAGAAGTTGCTCGCGAGAGCAATCATCAAGTGGTCGCACGAAATTGGATCGCCCGTCACAGCGTCGGAGGTAACGATTGCCGCATGGCTACGCCAAAACGACTAGACGACATCGCTGTCGCAGCAGCAGCACACGAGGCAACGCTTGAGCAGGACGCCGAACTGGCGAGGCTCAGGAGCGAGGCTGCTGGACTTCGCAGCAAATACAAGCAGGCGTTGCAGCAGATCGACAAAGAGCGAGATCGCGCGGACTCGTTGCTGGCACTGAAGGGGTTGCGGAGCGTCCAGCCACCGAAGCCAGCGAAAACAAAAAATACCACGCAGAAGCACGCAGCCACCATGATCGTGATGTTGTCGGACATCCACTGCGAGGAGTCTGTCAAGCCAGAGACAGTCAACGGGCTCAATGAATACAACCTCGACGTCTGCGAAACCCGGATGGCCGAACTGCAAGAGCGGTTCTTCGCGATGCTCGACCACGAACGGCGGCTCGCCAGCATCGACCGCATAATCGTGTGGCTGGGCGGTGACCTGATCAGTGGTCACATTCACCCGGACACAGCGGAGTTGGCCCAACTGGCACCGTTGACGGCATGCCGGTGGATCGGCGAGAGGCTTCGCGGCTTCATCGACGCGGTTGCCGGGCAGGCCAGCGAAGTGATCGTCGCGACGAACTCGGGGAACCACGGTCGCAGCACAGAGAAGCTCCGGGTCGGCACAGAGATGGATCACAGCTTCGAGCAGAATCTTTACCTGACAATGGCAGCCGAAGAGAAGAACAAGAACGTCGTGTGGGCTGTCGGCGAAGGCCACCTGAACTACATCACGGTCGATGGCTTCAAGGTTCGTTTCTGCCATGGCCACGCCATTCGGTACTCGGGTGGCGTCTATGGCCTGGCCCTACCAGCAACGAAAGCGATCGCAGCATGGGACGCCATCGAACGGGCCGACCTGACGTGCTTCGGTCACTACCACACGTTCGGCTGGCTGCGGGCTGGGCGGTACGTGTCCAACGGCTCTGTGATTGGACACTCGGCCTACGCTGTCAAGATCAAAGCGGCATACGAGGCTCCGTGCCAAGCCTGCGTGGTGATCGACCACGGGAGAAGCGAAGTCACAAGAGCGTTTCCGCTTTACTGCGACAGAGACTTGCGAAAGGAAAGAAAGCATGGAAGCAGCAGCGACAGTAACGACAACCGAGCAGGCACCTGAGACGATCCCGATTCGACCTGGCTCGGGGGCGTTCATTGCCGTGCTCGAAGAGGTCAAGCAGTTGCACCTCAAGAAGTCGCTGGACTATGGAGCCGACGAAGACGCCTTGATGAACATTCGCGACTCTGCGGACATCATCAACGTCGAACCGTGGGCAGGTGCGATCCTGCGAATAAGTGACAAGATGCACCGGCTGCGGTCATTCTTTCGTCGCGGCGTCGTCGAGTTCGACGGCATCGAAGACACGCTGCTGGACATGTGCTCGTATTCAGCGATTGCCCTAGTCATGTACCGCGAGGCGTTGCGACGCGCAGCTGCTCATCGCGACTAGGCTCATCCGGGCGGCGGGGCGCGGCGGCAGGGGCTTTCCACCTTTCACCCTGCCGCCCCCCGTCAGCCGATCTTCGGCAGGACATCGCAGGCTGGCGGCTCGCGGTCGGTCATGCGGCGATCCAGATACCAGCGTTGCGTGATACGCGGGCTGGAGTGGTCGAGCAACTTCACTGGGTCGCCCCCCAAGGCGGCGTAGTGGCTCGCGGAGGTTCGCCTCAGTTGATGAAACCCGCACTTGCGAGAAGTCCCGAGGCCTGCACGAGCGACAACGTCCTTGTACCGCAGCCACAGGTATCCGGGGTTCTGCGTCCACTCGAAGATGCGGCGGGTGCCGCACGCGAGCCTGACTCGCTCGCACGTCTCATCTGACAGCCTGTAGATGCGGTCGCGTTTGCCGCCCTTGCGGTACTCGGCCCGCACGGCAAGCGTCGGTGAAACAAAGTCGTGCGGCGTGCAGGCCAGCACGGCCCCGATGCGTTCGGCCGTCTCCCAGAGCACGCTGATGAGTGCCGGGTACCAGTAGCGGGCCTCGACGTTGCCGACGGTTCCACGCGTGGCCTCGGCGGCTCGCATCAGAGCGTGCATCTGTTCCAGCGACCACGCCTCCGGGGTTCGCTCAGGAAGCGGCCCCGGAGGCACGCACGGGCGATCCTTGAGCAGATTGCGGTCAGCAGCGAGCCGCCAGAGGGACAGCAACTGCGACCGCTCCTTCTCGGCCGTGTACGGACTGCGGATCGACGCACGGTGCTCTAGGAAGCGACTGATCGTGAGGTCAGTCAGGTCTTGCAGCGTGGCCTCGTAGCCGAGCCACTTCGAGAACGACCGCAACGTGCAGCCGTAGAGTCGCGTGGTGTTGGCCGACCTGCCGCGAAGGCGAAGCGGGCGATAGAGATTCTCAAACAGTTCTGTGAGCAGCATTACAAAAACCTTTCACCGTTTTAGGTGGCGATTGCATCTAGCCCACGAATCCGTGCGAGCAAACGAGCAAAGAAAAAAGTTGACGTCGTGTCCGCTTGTAAGGGTTGGAGCGATTACGCAGAGACACCGTTGGACAAGAGTGGGTCGAATCCTACCCCCGCCATTCGAAAACAGTCGCCAATCACGGGAAAGAGGCGTGAGCCTCTCGTTGTCGGCGGCTCTTTCGTTGGTTCGATACTAAGGGAGTCCAAACAATGCCTCAAGCCCCCGAATACGTTTCTGTCCCGGTCGCGTCGGAAGTCCTTGGCTGCACTGATGCTTGGGTGTTGCGGCTCCTGCGGGAAGGCGCCCTCGAAGGCTTCAAACTCAACGGGCGGGCGTGGGCAGTGAAGCGCACGTCGCTGGAGAAGAACCTGAAGGAGTATCTAACCCGCGACCCCAGCCGCGCCGGACGAAAGCGTTCGCGGATCGGCTGAAAACAAGCCGAACTTTCGCGGCCTTGACTTGACACGACCCCCACCCTATTCCTCTATAGGACACGGAGAAGCAATATGGCGGTGACGCTGAAAGTTCGTGAAGCGGCAGAGGTGCTCGGGGTGTCGGCGATTCGCGTTCGCGAGTTGATCGCGGATGGCCGGATCAAGGCATCGCACCACCCAACCGCGTACTACTGGATGATTGACGCTTCTGAACTCAAGCGATACGTCGCGCACGGAAGCAAGAGCCACGGCAGGCCACGGGCAGTGGATCTCGCCAAGGCAAGACCAAGACCAAGACCAAGACCAAGACCAAGAAGGAGAAACGGAAATGATGGGAATGATTGAGTACGTGAGTTCAGCGAAAGCAGCGGAGCAGCTCGGCGTTTCACCGCGCACTGTGTCCCGTGCGGCGAAGTCACGCGGCATCGGAGTTTTCGTTGACGGCAGGCTCGTTGCGATTGATCCTCGAGATATTGCCAAGATCAGGCCGTTTATTCATTCGACGCCAGGAAACCCTGATTGGATCGCTCGATCACGAGAACTGCGACGAGCGAAGAAAAAATGAACACCTACGAACGGCTGCTCGATTCGTGCAAAAAGCTCTTCTCGCTCGTCATTGCACGAGAACTGTTTGACGACGAGAAAAGGCGGAAGATCCTTGAAGAGGCGAAAGCCGCAATGAACGCGGCACAGGCTGAACGGAACTGACCGCCCCGGCCCCGGCCCCGGCCCCCGGCAAACCGCCGGAAATCCCCCTGCCCTGCCCTGAAAAGATTTTTTTCTACCCCCTATTGCCGCCAAACGTCGATAGAGTCTATACTAGGGGGGGTCGCCGGGGCGTCCGGCGGCAAGGTTCGGTTCACTTTGAAATGGAGAACGAAGATGAAGATTGAAATCGGCATGACGTTTCGGACTCGGGCTGGTGAAGGCACCGTGATCGACCGCGAGTGGGTCAACGGCACCGGGACTCGCAAGAAGCAGATGTTCAAGGTTCGCTGGGAGAGCGGCGTCGAGACGAAGTTGAGCAAGCGACGCCTGACGGTTCTGCTCGGCTCCAATGAGCAGAGCCGCGTCGAGCCAGAGCAGATGCCGGCTCGCGACCCAGCCCCGACGCCGACGCTCCCCGGCGACCTCGCCGACAAGGGTCTGGCACAGATTCTGGCCGACGTGATCGGCCCCTACGTCACAGGCAAGTTGGATCGCGATGAAGTCCTGTCGCTCATCGACGAGCGAGTTCAGTCGTTCACGCTGCCGCGTTCGGTCGAGGTCGTGACCGTTGATAAGGTGACCAAGGACATGGGAGTTCAGCACTGCCATTTCGACGCCTTGCTTCGGCTCGTGTCGGCTGGCCTCAACGTCTGGCTCGTCGGCCCCGCCGGCTCCGGCAAGACGTCGATCGCGGCTTCGGTCGCCGATGCCCTCGACCTGCCTCACTACGCTCAGTCGGTATGCAAACAGACCAGCAAGGCCGATCTGCTCGGATACCGCAACGTAAGCACCGGCGAGTACGTTCGCACCGACCTCCGCGAAGCGTTCGAGCATGGCGGCGTCTTCCTGCTCGATGAGGTTGACGCCGGCAACCCGAACGTCATGGTCGTGATGAACGCACTCATGGCGAACCATCGGGCGTCGTTCCCGGACGGGATGGTGACCCGCCACAAGGACTTCCGGCTGATCGCCGGGGCGAACACGATCGGCATGGGGGCGAATACGCAGTATGTCGGCCGCGAGAAACTGGACGAGGCGACCCGCGACCGATTTGTGCTGATGGACTTCCCGTATGATCCGGCCATCGAGGCCGCGATGTGCGGTGTCAGCCCGGAGTGCTTCAGCGATTCGCCTCGTCCCGAGACATTTTCCTTCTACAAGGTGACCGACGAGAACGACGCTGCACGCGACGCCGAACTCAAGGCTGAGTGCGAACTCCGCTGCATGGACGTCTGCCGCCGGATCGTTCAGGTCCGTAACGCAATCGACGCCACCGGCATCCGGCACATCGTTTCGCCGCGTGCGGCGAAATCGGCCTGCATGATGATTCGGCTCGGGTTCAGCATCGAGGACACGATGCGAATGGCCGTCTGGAAGGGGCTCGACAAGGACGCGATCAACAAGATCAAGTCGTATTGCTGATTCGATTGTTTGGGTTCACGAACTACACCACCAACCACAGAAGTACGGAGAACAGAACGATGACCAAGATCAATGAAGTCAGGTTCGATTCGATTGAGGCCCTCGTCCGCGACAACGAGCGTTGGGGCAAAGACGCGACCGACGGCAACGCGTCGCGGCAAACCGGCGTCGATGCGTGGGCCGGAAGCAAGACCTATGAAGAGGCGGTCGGGTACATGCAACGCGGCTGGCCGGAGGGGGCCGCGAAAGTCTCGAAGGTTCGCGGGTCGCTGAACCGTGCCGTCGAGACGCTGATCGCGGCGAAGACGCAGGACTGCATGTACGGCGTCGAGGGCGATTGGTTCGACGTAGGCCGCATGGCCGAAGGCGACCCGGAATGCTGCGGGTACTGGGACGAAGACGGCGAATCCGAGAAGACCAAGATCATTCGGATCGTGGCGAACATCTGCGTCTCGGCTGCTGTATCGACTCAGGCTATGTACGCTCGCGGTGCTGCCTGCATCGCGGCCGTCGATCTGCTGGAGTCGCTCGGGTATCGCGTCGAACTGTGGGCCGGTATCGGGTGCGATCGCGGCGGCGAGCGACTCGACTCGCAGGTCTTGATCAAGGCGTCTGGCCAGCCCGTTGACACCGACCGGCTCGCGTACGTCCTGTGTCACCCGTCGTTCTTCCGTCGCGTCTACTTCGCCCACATGGAACTCCACCGCATGGACCCCTGCCGCTGCATCCCGTGCGGCGTGTCGGCGAAAGATGCCATCGTGCTACCGGAGGCTTGTCGCGGCAGCGACTTCTCGACACGCGAGATCATCGCTCAGGTCACGAAGATCTGCGATCTCGCGGGCGTGACGTTCGACCCGAAGGAAGTCATGGCGGCAGTGAACGCTTAGTTGATAGTTGGTCGTTGGTTGATTGTTTGGATTCCCTAACCATTTCCACGGAGGCTTGAACGATGATTCTTGAGATCGACGAAAACCAGATGCGCGGCGTGATGATGGCGGCCCTCGTCCGCCGTCTCAAAGACCGGGGCTGGTCTAAGGAGAACGCCGAGCGAATCGCCAACAAGGCGATCGAGAAGGCGACGAAGCGGGCGACCCCGATGATGGCCGCACTCAGTGAGGAACTCAGTGCGGCCTACGCGGCAGGGGCCAGTGAGATGACGCTTCGCCTGCTGGTCACCGCTGCGTATGCGGTGGCCGGTGTTGATGTGGCAGACGATCTGACGCGCACGTCGATCGCCGAACGGAACTGAACGGAACTGAACCATAGCAATAGAAACGAGGACAGAACGATGATGACTCCACAAGAAGCATTCGCGGCGATCCGCGAAGCCTCACAGATCGCGGTTGATGTGGCGGCGGTGGCGGGGCTCATGCACCTACGGGACTCCGGCTACACGCGGGAGCAGGCCGAGGCCGAGATGGATGAGATGCTTCGCATGATCTCCTACGGGATGCCGGGGGCGATCGGCGAGATCAGTGAGCAGTGCATGCGGATTGCGGTAACGCAGAACGAGAGTGAAGGCTCGATGCGATCCGAGGATGCCTCGAAGGCGATGGCGAGCACGGCGTATGCCGTCTACGCGAGGCTGGGCTACTCGACTGCCAACGCACTAATGAGCCGCAAGGCGGCGAAAGGCGGTGCCGCATGAAGGCCGTGCTCATTGACGCTAAGAACCGCACGGTCACGGACGTTGACTACAGCGGTGACTACAAGGAGATCTACAAGTTGATCGGCTGCGAACTGTTCACGCTGGTTCGCAACCTCCCGGACGGCGACGAAGTGTTCGTCGATGACGAGGGGCTGCTGAAACTGACCGGCGACTCGCCGTTCTTCACTATCCCGTGGTATCCGAGCCCGTTGGCAGGGAGCGGGCTGATCGTGTCGGCCGGAAGAGAGGGCGAAACGACTGACGCCAAGCATGACGCCGAGTTCTATCGGCGGCATGTGAAGTTCAGCGGGCAGCGAGCCGTGTGGCTCAAGGAGCAGTTGGAGCCGACCGGATGGCCCAGCCTGCGCGTGTTTGCGATGGACGTTCCCAACCCCCAGAAGCAGGAGGACTGAGCGATGGCTACGAAAACGAAGAAGATCAGCAAGAACCGGATCGCCGAACTGCGGGACACCGCAGAGGGAAACTGCTACGAGTCGGCACTGAGCGTGATGTACCGGCTCTGCACCGACGGATGCCCGGAGCAGTACCGGCTCGTGCATGCGGAGATTCTTGGGCAGGGGCCGATCGAAGGCGTGGCCCACGGCCATGCGTTCGTGGTCGACATCGTCAACGACGTTGTCTTCGACGAGTCGAACGGGCGGCATCTCCGAATGGACTCTGGCGTGTACGAGGCACTCGCCAGGATCAACGGCAACGTTCATGTCTACACATGGGACGAGGCCGTTGAGCGGGCGTTCGACGAAGGGCACTACGGCCCATGGGATTTGGTGACGAGCACTGGGTTGTGATTGTTCTGGTTTCCTAACTCGCCTCGCGGCGGTCAGGTGTGTTGCCTGCCGCCGCGAGGCCCAAATGGAGGGCGATAACGATGAGAACGACACTGATGAACGACGCTGCGGCAGAAGCCAGCGAGCGGCTCACTGCCGCACTGAACTCGCTGGTTCTTGCGGCACATGGGCTGCGAGTTCCGCCGAGCGAGGCATATGCCTCTGACGTCGGCCGCATGGAAGTGTGGGCTGGCAAGATCGAGTCGCTGGCGCAGATGATCGAGGACGAGACGCTTTATGTCAGGGAGGGGCGGTGATGGCAAAAGCAAAGAAGCGATGGGCAAGTTGCTACTTCACGACGAATCCGAAGAGGCCGACTATCGAGTGCAGCCTCTCTGAACTCAGAATTCTCGTGAGGGCTCTTGAGCTGCTGCGGCACACGAACGCTGACGCCGCAGGCCGCAAAGAAACGAGAGACCTGGAAATGGCGGTTGAACTGATTCGCGAACTGGGCTCGTACCTGAAGGAGATACAACAATGAACAGAACCCAGGCGTACGAGGAATACGTCGTGAGCGAACGGGTGACGCTGCGGGCTGGCGATATCTTTCGCGCTAAGGGTGGTCCCTACTACGTCAAGCGGGACGCCAAGGGCAACAAAGTTCGCATGTCGATGGCGGCTCGAGGGCCGTTCCGGTTCATGCGGCTCTGTGAGCAGGGAGACAGGCGGTGGATCGAGGCCGTGAGCATGAGGGACGGCACCGCAGCGGTGCTTTCGCTGACGAAACGCCGCAGCGTGCTGCCGGGGGCGTTGATCCCGAGGCCGTACGAAGTGCTGGGCAAGGTCAGCGGCAAGCGAGCCGCGAGGCTGGAGGCCAGACGGGAACGCCGGGGCCGGGGGGGGCGTGGAGCCCCCAAGGCCGAACGCGGCAACGCGGGGGGGGCGGTCGCCCCTGCCCCCGATGAGGCCTCCAGCAGCCTCGCTGGGGGCCGGGGCCGGGGCCGGGGGGCGGTGGCCCAGACGGCCCCGCCCGAGGCCGCAGGGGGCCGCATGGGGGCCGGGGCCGGGGGCCGGGGGCGTCGGGCCGTGGAGGCCGTTTTGGCCGCCCTAAAGCCTATTGCCGCCGAACGTCGATAGAGTCTATAATGGGGGCGGCCAGCCGGGGCGTCCGGCGGCAGAACGGTTTGGTTTGAAACGGAGAACAGAACGATGAACGCGATGAAGAAAGAAATGATCCGAAGCACGCTGGCCAAGATGGCGACCTACGAACTGGAGGATCTGCTCGCCGGTGGCGGCGGCACAGAGTTCAACGATCTCTGGACGCTTGACGAGATCGCACAGCTTCTTGAGAAGCGGAGGGGCAGTCAGGCGAAGAAGCCCGCGAGCCGGTCAATGACGCAGATTGAGTTCGAGGTCATGCGGGCTGAAGGCGAAGTCCAGATGACGCAGAAGCAACTGGACGACGCGATCGCGTTCGCCGGCCGCATGTCCGCCGACCTGACTCAGGCCGTTGAGCACGGATGGGACTTGGTCTGCCCGGCGAACAACCTCGCGAACGCAGCCGCCGAAGTCAGTCGAATCAGCGAGCGGCTCAACGCGATGAAGAACTCGCTGAAGACGCTCAAGTCGCTGGTCGGCTGATCAACGGCGTTCGATTGTTTGGATACCACAACCATTTCACTTTCAACGGAGAACAGAACGATGACGAGCCAGACCAAGATGGACCTCAAAAAGATTCAGGACGCGATCCGCATGCTCGGTCGCCCAGACCGCAAGACGCAACTCACGACGAAGGTGGGCGAGAACTCACGCTGTCTGGATGCGGCCCTGACGCTGATCGAGGACTTGTGCAAAGTGATCCGTGAGCAGGAAGGACTGCCGCGTGAAGAGGCGATCGACATCTTTACCGGCGAGGTCATTCGTGTGACCTGCGTCGAGTGCTGATTGGCGGATGATTGTTTGGATACCCGAATCGCAGGGAGGCGAATCATGAACTGGGAGATTTGGATTGATCTGTTGATTGTTGTCCTTCGGCTCGTTGCCGCTGGGCAGTTTGGTTCCTGAGAGTTTGATTTCACTACGGAGGATTTTGCGATGACGAACGAAGAAAAGATGGCGAAGTTGCTGGCTGACGTTCAGGGCTTGCTCGGCACGCTCAAGGGTGACGAGCGAGCGACTCAGGTGTTGAAGGAGATCAAGAAACTCAACGCGGAGGAAAAGATGAAGGGGCTCAAGGTCACTCGCCGGTATCGGGTCAAGTTCACCGCTTCGCAGTGGCATCTGCTGTCGGAGGCCAACACCAAGGAGGCGAAACTAGCCCGCCGGAAGGCAGTCGTGGAGATCAATGCGGCTCTCGCCAAGTTGCTCAACGCCGAGGTCGATCCCGAAGACCTCGTTCCAACGATGGTCGAAGTGCTCAAGGCACACAAGAACGTCGGTGCGTTCAACAAGGACGCTGAGGCTCTGCTGATCGAGGTCGCCAAGATCTACGGTGAGCAGCAGGGCTAGGAGTTGCGTCACGGAGGATGCTGGCATGGATGCTCCACGAAACAGGCGAGACGCCCTCACGCGTTCCTCCGTGCGTGAGTCGCCTGTGGCGATGAGGGGTGGTGCGGTCGGAGTCGTTCACCGGCCGCACCCCCCTCTATTGTCGCCTTTGCGTCGATAGAGTAGAATGAGCCGGGGCCGCGTGAACGTGCGGCGTTTTCTTTTCCATTCCCTTTACCATTTCGGAGGACGAACGATGCAGACTTTTTTACCTCGCGTGTGCTTCAGCCTTGCGGCCGAGTGCCTTGACAACAAGCGACTCGGCAAGCAGCGGGTCGAGACGAAGCAAATCTTGATCGCCCTCGGCGTTGACGTTGGCGAGCACGCCGGAAACGCCGCAAGCCGGTGGCGGAATCATCCGGCCGTGTGCATGTGGCGTGGCCACGAGGCATTGCTGGCGCACTACGGCTTGATGGTGTGCCACGAGTGGCGGCGACGCGGCTTCCGCGACACGCTGCTCGACCAGTTCTCCGATGCGATCCGGCGGTTCAAACGCGAGTACTCAGATACGTTCACGGCACCGTGGTGGCTCGGCAACCAAAACTTCCACGCTTCGCACCGCAGCAACCTGCTTCGCAAAGACCCAGCGTGGTATTCGCAGTTCAACTGGGACGAGCCCGATGACCTGCCTTATGTCTGGCCGACCGTCGAGGCGGAGGAGGAGGTGGCTGTATGAGCACGCCAAAACGCAAGCCCCCGAAGAGTCAGTTCTTGAAGATGCAGACCAAGTGGGTGCAGATGCCGGCGATGATCGACGCCACGCGGCACGAAGAAACGGTCTGCGTCCAGGTCTTCAGTAGTCGCCCACCAAGCCGAACCGGCCAGTCGGCCCACATCTACCTGACGCCTCACGAAACCCAAGCGTTCGCGTCGTGGCTGTGTGAGCAGGCTGAGCATCTGCTTGCCAAGAAGGCAAGGGCCGATGCCCGGCGGGCCATGAAAGAAGCCGCGCGAGCAGAAAAAGATTCTCGGCAGGGTTGATTGTTTGGATTCCCTAACTAACGAAGGAGGATGATTCGATGATTGACGAACCAGAGATTCCGCGGCGCGTGTACCGCCCCTATGTGGGCAGCAGCCTGACCTACAGCGAGCCGTTTCGTGTGACCACTTGGATGCAGGAGGGGGCGGTCACGGGCATCCGCGACGGCGATCATCGCGTGATACGCACGGGAGGAAGCCTCGCCGTTGACAAGGGTGATTGGCTGGACTGCCCGATTGAGGCCAAGCGGAAGATGGGCCTGATGCTCTGTGCCTACATCGACGGTATCCGCGAGCAGGTGGACGAGATCCTCGCGGAAGTCCACGAGGCCGAAACGGCCGCGACGGTCGAACAGAAAGGAGCGGCATGATCATGGCGTGGCACGACACTTGGCAGCAGATGAAGACGAAGCCGCATGTCCTCGTGGTCGTGCCGCAGGCAGTCGGCCCCGCGTGGGTCAAGTCTATCGCTGCGATGACCGCCGGAGGCATCTCGCCGTGGACGCACCAACAGAAGGCAGCGGCGTGGGCTGGCCCCCGCCCTGCCTCGCTGCTGGGCATGGACATGGGAACCGGCAAGACGCTCACGGCGTTGCTTGCCTTGGGGCTGTTCGGCAAGAAAGCCATAAAGCCGGTGCTGCTCACGCTTGGGGCGACAAAGAAGCGGGCAGCAACGCTGGAGCATGAACTCAAGTTCGCAGGCAGCGCGCCGCTCGTGGTCATTGTCAACTACGACTCAGTGTGGCGGAGCGAACTGGCGGCGGTGATCGAGAAGGTCGGCTGGTCGGCGATCGTGCTCGACGAGTCACACCGCATCAAGTCGCCGACAGGCAGGGCATCCAAGTGGCTCGCGGGGCTGGCCCGCAAGCACCCTACCGCGAGGCGGCTGTGCCTCACCGGGACGCCGATGCCGCACTCGCCACTTGATCTGTTCGGGCAGTTTCGGTTCATGAACCCAGAGGTCTTCGGCGGGTCGTTCACTCGCTTTCGAGCACGCTACGCGGAGTGCGACCGCATGTTCCCGAGCAAGGTCAAGAAGTGGGTTCGTCAGGATGAGCTTCGCGAGAAACTCGACGAGCACACATGGCGTGTCTCGGCGGACGACGTCCTCGATCTCCCCGAGGCGATCCACGAGACCATCCCAGTGATGCTGTCTCCGGCAACCAAGAAGTTCTACCGCACTCTGGAACGGGACATGGTGGCGGAACTGGAGTCAGGCACCGTGACCGCCGCGAACGCACTGACGAGGCTCTTGCGACTCCAACAGGCCACCAGCGGGTACGCGGTGATGGACGACGCGATGGGCATCGTGCCGATTGACGGCACCCCGGCCAAGCGTGCGGCCCTGGAGGATTGGCTCGAAGATCTTCCGGGCACCGAGCCCGTAGTCGTGTTCTGCCGGTTTCGCAGCGATCTCGAGGATGTTGAGGCAGTCGCCAGAAAACTCGGCAGGCCGTACAGCGAAGTGAGCGGCGCGAAGAAGACGCTTGACCAGTGGCAGGCCGGTGACACCACGATCCTCGGCGTGCAGATGCAGTCCGGGGGGGTCGGTATCGACCTGACGCGATCCTGCTACTGCGTCTACTACAGCCTTGGCTTCAGCCTCGGTGACTACGAGCAAAGTCTGGCGCGACTACGGCGTCCCGGGCAGCAGCGATGCGTCCGGTACTACCACTTGGTCGCGTCGGGCACGGTTGATGAAGAAGTCTATCAGGCATTGCAGGCTCGACGGGACGTTGTTGAGTCCGTGCTGCAAGGCCTGACACCACGGAGAGAGAAGGAGAACGCAGCATGAGTCAAGATGAACCGTACGGAACATGGATGGATTCCCCGCCGCCAGATCAGCTCTCGACGCTGCTCGGGCAGGTGGCCGAAGCGAAGCGGCGAAAGGAAGCCCTCGCGGCTGAACTGAAAACCGTGAACGAAGAACTCGATGCCCTAGAGTCGATGGCCGCAGAGCAGATCAAGGCCAGCGGGCTCGATGGGTGCCGGGCGGCCGGGTTCTCGTGGTCAATATCGGAGACCCTGCGGCTCCACGTGCCGAAGGACAACCGCGATGCGGTGATTCGGGCGGCGGCACAGGAGGGGCTCGGAGACGAGGTCGTGACTGTCCAGACCGCGACGCTCAAGTCGTGGCTGAACGAGCGACTCGAACGAGCGAAGGCCGACGGGAAGTTCTTGGAGAAGCCATCGGAAGGAACGGCCTTTGAGGGTCTGCTTTCCGAATACATCGAAATCCGGCTCGCCAGCCGGAAGGTCAGTTGAGTTGATTCGTAGCGTAGTGTTTCGTTTCGATTGTTTTGTTACTCAAAGAAAGGACGATGGTGATTCTTATGGCACCGACAGGTGAGTTGATGGTTGGCACGGAAGGCAGCACGTTCCTCGCCCTCCGGCCGGATAGCGATGTCCGCGAGGCTCTCATGGCGAACCTCGGGGCGGGTGAGACGATTCAGGCGTCTGACCTGCCACGAGTGCCGATGCCTGCGGGCGGCGGCAAGGTGTGGCAGTGGCTCGACGCCGGGAACAACGACCAGAGTGCTCCGTCGATCGACGGTGCGCTGGTCTACTACGGTGTTCGAGGGACGCTGTGGCCGACGCAGGAGGCGACTACTGGCCGCCAGCCGGTGCTCGTGTCCTACGATCTGCAGACGGCGGTTCGAGTGAGCGATGACCTCGGGGACCTGGACGCCGACATCTTGGAGTCGTGCCGCATCGGCGACCGGCTCTATGATTGGCGGCGGCTGCCCTACAACAAGTTCGCCAACGAGGGCGGCATCGGCACGGATGGCCGGGGCAAGCGGTGCAAGGAAAGCCGCGTGCTCGCGATCTTGCGCGAGGACGAGGCGTGGCCGCTGCTGGTCACGGCTCCTGTCGGGTCACTGAAGACGATCGTGCCGTTCGTCAAGCGGCTCCCCGTTCCGCACTTCCGTGCGGTCGTGTCCCTGACCTTGAACAAGGTCGAGAACGCGGACGGGAAGCCATACTCGCAGATCGTGCCGAAGTACGTTCGCGAGCTGTCCAAGGAAGAGGGCGAGTTGATCCGCCGGCTCTACACCGAGCCGCTCTCGCGGATTGCCCAGCAGTTCGACGTTCAGCAGGACGCTGAGTAGTCGGCCGCGCACGGAAGCGCACGTTTGCACCGGGGCGTGGGACAGGACGCCCCGCCCCGGTGCTTCTTTCTTTTCTCACACATTCATTACGGGGTGAACGATGACTGCTGGAATTGGAGCCATGGCGTGTGGCTACGCATCACGCGGCTGGAAGATCGTCAGGTTGTACGGGGTCGCAGAGCCGGAGGTCTGCACATGCTGGAAGGGGAAAGACTGCGCGACACCGGGAAAGCATCCGGTCGGTGATGCGTGGCACCTGTCGGCGGCGAGCGATGAAGCCACAATCACGGAGTGGTTCGACGAAGGGAAGCCAGTGAACATCGGCCTGCTGCTGGGGCCGAAGTCCGGCGTGATCGACGTTGAACTGGACGGGCCAGAGGCCAAAGCGTCATGGGAGTCACTCGGCCTGGGTGAGATCTGGACGCCGACCTATGTGGCTGGCCGGGGGCCGCACCGGCTCTTTCGGTGGGACGAGGGGCTTCCTGCGACGGCCGTTCGCAAGGTGATGGGTATTGAGGTTCGGATCGGCAACGGCGGGTCGGCGGCACAGTCGGTGATCCCGCCGAGCACGCACCACACGGGCATCCGCTACGAGTGGGTGTCTGGCCTGTCGCCGGATGACGTTGAGTTGCAGCCGCTCCCGGAGAAGTTGGCGAACCTGCTATGGAATGATGACGGCTCCGGGTTTCGTGCTGGCGGGCTCGTCACCAGAAAACCGGCGCGGCTTGCGTTGCATGAACCAGTGAAAAGCGGCGAGCGGAACAGCACGATCCATCGTTTCGCGGTACGCGAGGCGTTCCGGTGTGGGGCGAACCTCGATGACAGCACCGAGCAGCAAGACCTGCTCATGAAGATTCGCGGGGCGAACGCGATGCAGTGCAAGCCCCCGCTCGAGGACGACGAAGTGGTCGCGATCTTTCGGTCGGCGATCGGCTACGTCAGGAAGTCGCGAGCGGCGGGCATCGACCCCGGCGAGGCGATCCGCATCGCCGAGATGAGTGCTGCGGAGAAGGAGCAAGCCAAGAAAAGCGGAAAGGCGAAGGACGCCTCGCCGCAGCGTGCGTGGATGCGTGCCTTCACGGAGTCTGGCCTGTCGTTCGGGCCGCTCATCCCCGGCAGCGACTCGTCGCCGGAGTGGGGGCCGGGGGAGTGGCAACTCACGGTCGTTCACTCCGATCCGCTTGAGTATCGCCTGCACGTCCCAGCGTGGCGGCAGTGGACGCAGGGCAACACGGGTAACGTGTCGCTCACTGTGGATCAGTACCGAAGTGCTACCAAGGTTGCCGCAGCGGTGCTGGCTGCCACCGGCGTCATCATGCTCGATGACCATCCGGGAAAGTGGCGAAAGATCTGGGACGGTGGCACGAAGATCGTCGATGTCAAGGGTCACGACGACAAGGGGAAGCCGATCACGGAGACGCGAATCGCCCGTGGCGTGAAGGCGAAACTCTTGGACAACGTCGGCCACGAATGGCCGGGGGCGTCGAGCCTGCGGTACGTCATTCTGGCCGGGTGGCTCTACGATCGGCTCTCGCAGGCGGCCCAGCCAAGCGACGATGACATCCCCGACCCGACCGGAAGGGCCGCGTGGCGGCAGGACGGCACGCTCTGGTTCTCGTGGAGCAAGGTCTGGGAGGACATCGAGCGGCAGCACCGGGTCAACGAGGGAGAGCGGCTGGCCCTGAAGCGGAGGATTCTGGCGCGGCTCGACGGGGCAAAGGACTTCGCCCACGCGGAGTTTCGGCATATCGGCGGAACCAGGAAATCCTACGTCGTGTGGTCGAAGCACGAGTTTGCGGTGCTGGAGCGGATCGCCAACGAGCAGCCGGAGGAGCCAGAGCAGCCAGACGAGCAGCCGAAGGAAGCCCCCGCAAATCCCGCCTAGTTATATAGGAGATTTTTCGTGCACCCCCTGAACATGCTTTTTCGTTCCCGGTTTTCCCGGCAGAAGCGTTTCGCTCTTGTTTTTCAGGGGTTTGCCTGCCGGGAAAACCCCTCGCGAAAAACTTTTTGCCGCACAAAAAGTCCCGCGAGGCTCTGATTTGCGGCAGAAAAGTATGCGAATAATCAACTGAGGTGACAAGATGGCGAAGATAGCGAGACTGATTGGTGGTGCCGGGACGGGGAAGACAACCGAACTGCTCCGAATCATGGACGGGGCTCTGGAGCAGTTGGGTGATGACCCCCTGCGGCTCGGCTTTGCGTCGTTTACCCGTGCCGCACGGGCCGAGGCGGCGGGGCGGGCGGCGGCGGCGTGGGGCGTCAGCGAACGCCTGCTGACGCAGGACGGATGGTTCCGCACGGTCCACAGTACTGCCATGCGGTGCATCGGCGTGTCTTCCGGGCAGCTCATCACCGAGACTGCCGAAGATGTGAAGTGGCTCAGCGAGGCACTCGGCGTGAAGGTGTCCTCGCAGTACGACGAGGAGACGGGGGGCGTGAAGTACGTCGGCGACCCCACTGTTGCGGCTTCACTCAACTGCTGGGCGTTGTGTCGCTCGTCGCTCATTCCGCTCAAGACGATCGTCAGCCGGGCGCGATCGATTGACGACACGGTGCCTGACTTCGCCGCGATTGTTCGGATAGCCGAACATTACGAGACGGCGAAGAACCTGCACGACCGGCTCGACTTCACGGATTTGCTTATGCGCTTCGCTGGGCTCGGAATGAGTCCGCAAGAAGGCCCATATAATAAGAGCGAAGAGGGCGACCTCCCCCCCGTGGAGGCGTGGCTGTTCGACGAGCAGCAAGACGCCTCGCCGTTGCTCGACGCTGTCTGCAAGCGGCTCGTGTCGGCACCGAGCGTGAAGTGGTGCTATGTCGTGGGCGACCCGTTCCAGGCGATCTACGGATTCGCCGGATCAAGTGCCGAGTGCTTCTTAGCATGGAACGCCTCGAAGGAGCGGACGATGCCGAAGTCGTGGCGGTGTCCGAAGCCGGTCGCCGAACTTGGGGAACGCTGCCTGCGGCGGATGCACCGTGGCTACTTCGATCGGAAGATCGCACCGGCCGACCACGAGGGGTCGGTCAGCGAGGTGAACTCGATTGAGCAGGCTGTCGCGAACGTCGATCCGAATGAGTCGTGGCTCCTGATCGCACGCACAAACTTTCAGGCGACGCGACTGTTCGCAGCGATGGCCGAGGCGAAGAAGCCGGTGAAGTGGACGACGAGCCCGGACGGGGCGACCGCACGATCCATCGGCATGCAGGCGTTGTACGCACTGGAGAAAGGGGAGCCGATCACTGCGGCACAGTGGATGCGTGCGATGGAGCTTCTGCCGCAGATCGACAAGACCAAGCAGAAGATCCTTGTGCGAGGCACGAAGACGAGGTGGAAAAACTCAGATGAGTCGCAGAAGTGGGACCTGATCTTCCCCAGCGAGCTCCCGGAGGTCGGCGCAACGGAGGGGCTCATGAACGCGATCTCGACGAAGGAGTGGGTGTCGCTCGTCGATCGTGGTTCCGAGTGGCGAGAACAGGCCGAACGCTGGGGCAGCGACCTCACTTCCGAGCCGAAGGTGCGCGTCGGCACGATCCACTCCGTGAAAGGGGCCGAGGCCGACAACGTCGCCCTGCTCACAACCACCAGCAACCGAGTGTCTGCGGGGGCGGAGGACGCCCAGCAGCACGACGAAGAGTGCCGCATCGCCTACGTCGGAGTCACGCGGACCCGACGCAACCTGTATGTCATCAACGAGGGGCGTCCCGGAACGCCACGCATGGAGGTTCTATGACTGACTTGGTGCTTGACCACGAGTGCAGCCGCTGCGGCGGCGGTGCCCACGACATCATGGACGAGCCACGAGAGGGCTACGTCACGCTCTGGTGCGTCTACTGCGGGCTGCGGGAAGACGTCCAGAAACGGCGGCTCCAGCGAACGCAAGAGGCTTCGGAAACGAAGTCGGGCGAGGCGTTTCGGTTTCAGTTCGGCCGGTTCAAAGGGCTCACGCTCGCCGAGGCCGACACGCAGCCGAACGGACGCCAGTATCTGGAGTGGATGGCGAAGAACAACGAAAAACTCGGAGGACGAATCAGCGAATACCTTTCGCAGAGTGCCTGATCAGCCAGCCCCACCGTGGGCGTAGCGGCTCCATTCTGTAGCCAGCCGCATCGGTCGCCGTGCTGTGAGAGGCGAGTATCCACAGCAGACATCAATGCCTCTGTCACTTCGGGCAGGTGGTGTCAGTGGCCCCAGAGGAACCCTCCCGCCTCTGGGGCCACTTTTTTGAAGAACTCTGCTTGACAAAAAACAGCCGATCACAATGATTGTTTGCGTATCCGACCTTTCGAGGACAAAAGGGGCAAAGGAATGCCACGCGAGTCTGCGATTGTTGAGTCGATCGTGCGTCTGGCGAAGTCGCTTGGCTACTGGGTCAGGAAGATTCACGGAAGCCAGTTTCAGGCGGGTCTTCCGGACCTGCTGTGCATCAAAGACGGGAGGGCCGTCTGGCTCGAAGTCAAGCAGCCTGGCAAGAAGCCCACGCCTCTGCAGGTCAAAACGATGAACGACATACGTGCCAAGGGAGGTGCAGAATGTCACGTCGTCACTTCACGGGAGGAAGCAAATGCGTGTTTACAACCTGACCAGAAAAGTCTCCGCCGGAACGCTGACGATCCGATTGTGGATCGAAGCGAACGAAGGGACATGCGAGTTATGCGAGGAGGCTGCTGACGAGACGGCGTTGTGCGCCGCCACGCTGGCCGACGAAGACGACGACCCCATGATCCTCGCCGACAAACTCATGAACAGGCTGGCAGGGCTGACCGCAGTCGAGGTGATCAACGAACAGGGCAACGGCGGCACAGTCCGCATAGAGCCGAAACTCGAGGAGGCAACATGAGCATCGAACAGGTTGCATTGGTGGGACTTGGAGGGATCGTGAACAGCGTGACGTTCGCGGTCGGTATTTCCGTCGGGATCGCTCTCTGCAAAAGAAAGGACTCTTGTCATGGCGGTAGCGGAACTCGAAACGAGCACGAGCACGAGCAAAGCAGCAAGCAGTGGCACGTTGCGCTCAAGGCTCCAGACACTTCGGCTCGCTCTTGCGGCCGTGGAACCGGCTGTACCAGACCGAACGCCGGTGCAGGTGCTCCGTAACGTCCTGCTGAAATACGGCAGGGTTCACGCCACGAACAACGAGATGCGGATCTCGGCGAACTCTGGCATCGACTACGACATGACTGCGCTGGTGCCGTTCAAGCACCTGAAGTCAATCGCGGGAATGTGCCGCTACGAAGACACGCTGACGCTCCAGCACGCTGGAACGCATCTTGGCATCAAGGCGAGCGGCGGCAGGTGGTCGTTCCCGACAGAGGCAGCAGAGACGTTCCCTGCCGCATGGGACAAGGCTGGCCAGAAACCGCTGGCGAGACTCCCGGCCGACCAGTTCCACGATCTGATGAAGTCGGTGGTCATCGCGTGCGCTAAGGACGCGGGCAGGTATGCACTCAACGGCGTCCTGATCGAGTTCACGGACGGCGTGCTCTCGTTCGTCGGCACCGACGGTCACCGGCTGTGCGTCGCCTCGTGCGAGATCGACCAGAGCCTGGACAACGCAAGCGTGCTCGTGCCGCGCAAAGCCGTGGACGCGATGCTGCGGATCTCTTCGCTGGCCGGCGGCGAGAAGGCCGTGCAACTCTTCGCAAGGCCGGGCTGCGTCGAGGCGTGGTTCATTGAAGAAGAAGGCGACGACGAAGAAGAAAGCGAAGCTGGGCTCGGCATGATCGAGTTTGATGCCCTGCTGCTGTCGGGTGAGTTCCCCAAGTGGCGAAAGGCACTGAAGGAGTACACGACACAGCCGTCGCGGACGCCAGCCGGTGCCCTGCTCAACGCGATCGAGATGTGTGCCGTGTGCTCCAGCGAGACAAGTCGCGGGATCACGATGACCGTCGGCGGCGGCTCTGCGACGTTCCGGGCGTCTTCAGCAGAGTGCGGGAAGTCGGAGTCGAAGTGTGGCCTGTCAGCCTTTGGGGACGAGTTCAGCGTGACGTTCGACCCGAGGCTCGCAACGGATTGGCTGGCGATGCTCGACCCGTCTGAGCCGGTTCGCATCTTCGGAGAGAACCAAGAGTCGCAGCTCACGCTGGAGTCGATCAACTGCCGGTGTTCCATCAGCCCCATTATCAAGGAGTAGAGCATGGTCAAGGAAGTCAATGTTCCACTGCTGTTCCGCCTCTGGAACGACGAGACGAAGACGCCGCAGGATGTGGCGAGAGAACTCGGCGTGAAACCGCAGACGGTCGAGCGGATTCGACGCCGGTACGGCCTGCACAGGAAGGAGAAGCCACGCCCGCAACGCGAGGCGAAGTGGCTCCCGACGCCGCAGGAGATTGAGGAACGCGCGGCCGAAGTCCGCAGCAAGTGGACACCCGAGCGTGAGTATCAGGCGAGGTGCCGAGGATGACAGGCTACGAACGCGGCCTCTATCAAACGAAGATCGCAGACCTCGAAAAGCAACTGGAGGGGGGGGCACCTGTGCAGCACGAGCAATCCGAAACAAGGGGGGGCGGCCCTGCCGGCGGTGAAGATATTGTGGTTCGTATGAAAGAGTGGATTCGCCTCCCTATCTACGGCACTGCACGAGACATCATGGCTCGCGGTGCCAAGGAGATTGAGACGCTGCGGGCGTTGTTGGCGAATCGCTGGATGGCTGACGACCACGGCGACAGTCAGCCGCGAAGAAAGAGTCGCTAGTTCTCTACACAGACAAGGTGATGCCATGAGCGGACCGCTGATCGCACTCACGGGCCTGCAGCCGACGGCTACCGAGGCGGGCGGGCGACGACGCCGGAAGGTGGCGATACCGACGGACGGCAACGGCAAACGAGTCATTCAAGTAAAGAGGCTGTGATGCGCTACACCCGTAGTGTTGAGAACTGGAGCGGATCGACACAGGAAAACTGTGTCACTCCACACCAAGTGTCAAATACTTTGATTTGGTGCGCTGCCGTATACCGTGGGTGTATTCGCGATTCGCGAATCAAAGAAAACCCATATCGCGCCGTAAACGCATCGGGTAGAATGTTCGCGTCCAGTATCAATTCTGATACGTTCCCCAAACGTATCGTAAAAGACACGTTTTTCGTCGATATTCGAATATGAGAATTGACGCCGAAACCTGCCGTGACCCCGAGTTGCTGGCCGCAGAGGTGCGGCGTCTGCGTGAGGCTATCCGACGCCTGGCGGAGGAGGACGCCACGCTGTCGGTCTGCGACGGCAACGTGACTGTGACTATTGATTCCACGCTAACCGACGCGGAGCGGGAGGCGCTGCGGGTCGCGGCGGAAGCCTACGCCGAGAACAACGACGATCCCGACTGCGAGCGGATAGCGACCGCGTTGCAGGGGTTGTGGCAGCGGACTAAGACCCTATAGCCGTCAGGTAGCGAACTAGTAAGTAATCCTTAACAGTTCACCGCATAGATTGAATGGTGCAACAAGGATGCGTGTGCTTGATCTTTTCTGCGGTGCCGGGATGGCGGCTGACGGCTACGCCCAAGCGGGCTTTGAGCCGACCGGCGTGGATATATTCCTGCGGGCGAGCTACCCGTACCGCTTTGTCTGGGCGCACGCTCTTGCAGTTCTCGGGGATCGGGCGTTCGTCTCACAGTTCGACCTTATTCACGCCTCGCCGCCCTGTCAGGCCCATACGCGGGCCAAGCATCTCCGCGAGGCACAGGGTGGCAGAAGCAGACACGGCGACCTCCTGACGCCCACGCTGGCCCTCCTACGAACGTATGACATCCCTTGGGTGGTGGAAAACGTCGTTGGCGCGCCCGGCATGGATGATGCCGTCATCGAATGCGGATCGGCCTACGGGCTGAAGGTGCGTCGGCACCGGCTATTCCTGGCGTCGTTTCCACTCGTCGGCTCTGGCTGCAAGCACAAGGAGCAAGGTAAGCCGGTTGGCGTGTATCACGTTATGGGCGACACTTGCAAAGGCGTATGCAAGAAGACGGGAAAGTTCGTCATCGGCGGATCGACAGCCAAGACGGTCGAAGAGGGTCGCGAGGCTATGGGCGTCGATCGGGACATGGCGTGGGAAGAGCTGAAGGAAGGCTTCCCGCCAGCCTATACCCGTCACGTTGGCGAGCAGGCGATGACGTACATCACGCAACGGGCGGCAGTTGCCTAGTGCGCTACTGAGCGAAAATGATGTCAATCACCGAGTTCCCCTTCGGGGGCTTTCAAATCCTGAATGAACAGGTCTTCGGGGATGGCCTCCCGATGTTCCCGCCACACCTCTGTTGCTGCGGCACAAGTGCAATCGGGCGGGCTTCGTACAACTGCACTACACAGCCAAGGTGAGGTGACAAAACGTAGGCCCGAAAAACTTTGAGCCGACGTTTCGTAACAGGTAGACCAGTTCGGGACTATTGCCTGTCACGCAATAATCGGGAAATAGCGTGCCTGCCGTTTGCGAGCCGCTGTCACAGGATGACAGGAACGAACATGCCCACAGGAACATTGCAATTCACGCTCCCCGATGAGGAGGCTGAGTTTCGAACGGCCCAGCAGGGGCGGGAGGCAAAAGTTGTGCTTTGGGACATTGACCAGAAGCTGCGGTCGTTGCTGAAACACGGCCAGGCATCCCAAGAGACAAGGGAGCTCGCAGAGGCGATACGGGAAATGATCCCTTACGTCTTGCTCGAAGACTGAAAAATGAGCGGCTCGCTGATTGCGGTCACAGGCCTGATCTATCTCTACGTTGCCATTGACCAGTTCCGTCAAGGCAACACGCCGATGGGAATCGCCTATCTGGGGTACTCGTTCTCGAATGTCGGCCTGTTCATGATCGCCAAGTAAAACTTGACGAACCGGTCATCCTGTCGGCACGGCGAGGTCCAATCAAGCCGCACCGCTGGGCCAAGGATGGCCGGAAACACAGACAAGATATGTGTGAAGTCGTTTCGTGCCGATTGGAACAAGCACATTCCGATCGCTGCTCTGTGTGAGAAGTACGGCATCACCAAAGACCAGCTCGTCCGGTTGAAAAAAACTTGGGGGCTTGAACCGCGACACGACCGCCGCCTGCGGTACAGGCAAGGCCGCCGCCAGCCAGACCCTACGCCGGAGCAGATCAAAGAAGCCTGTGCGGCCATACGTGCGGGGTGGGACGAAGCAACAGAGCGCGAGCGGCGTGGCTTTGTCCCGACGAGCGTCGAGGCGCGAGTCGTGCGAGCCAGCACGCTCGGCATCGACGAGTGGGTCTTCTCGGACGAGGAATAAAAGAAGCAAGAGTCTGCAAGTCGTGCACGAGAGGCACGACAATCATGAAAGGTCACCGAACGCAGGAGCAGAAAGCATGAACATCGAGATGACGCCAGACGAGTTCGCGAAGTACGGCTCTTCGAGGCTCACGATCTGGCAGCAACTGGCCTTGCTGCAGGCGTGGTCGCCGCTGCTTGGCTACGGGCAGCGTTTTGTGCAAGAGGCCGACCCGTACAAGCGGTCGCTGATCATTGCCGACGCGTGTGAGTGGCTCGCCAGCAAGACAGACACGCCGCTGGACAACGAACTCGTGTCCAACCTGATTCCAATCTTCAAGACCGCCGAAGGCGAGCGGTTCGTTCGCTGGATGCTTATGAAGGCTGAGGAGATCCGATGACAAATGAAGACCTTTTTCGCGCCGCTGCCGTACTGGCGGCAGTGGTTGTCTTCTTCAGCGACCAACTGGTGGCACTCGGGCAAGGCTTCCTCGCAAGACCGGGAGGCAAAAAGCCAAAGCCAGCCGAGACACAACCAGAGGCCCCGGAAGAGGACTCTTCGCTCGCAGACATGCGAACCATCCTCGAACTAGCCTCGCGGCTCAAAGCACGGGGCTGTGATGCCGGCGTGTCGCTGTGCCAGCAGTTGATCGACGTGATGCTCGGGTCATCTCCGACGAAGGCCAAGAAATGAAGACGATGATCAGGAACGCGATCGTCGCTGGGCTGCTCGCTGCGGCGTGGTTTATGCAGCCGCGCACCGACTCCCCAGCCCCATCCCCTGCCCCGCCCGGAGACGCCCCTGCGGTCGAGATGCAGGAGCGGGTGGCGGGCGTTCGGGCGGCGTTGCGTCCGGCCACGGCGACCGACAGGCTGATCTGGAGCGAACTCTGGAGCAAGGCGGCCCTCGTGGCCGCGAGCGACGCACTCGCCGAAAAACCGCTGTTTGTCACGACGGATGCACTGCGCCAGTTCAACGTCATCTCGCTGAACATCGCTTGGCGAAGACTGAACGGAAACCAGCCCGGCAAGTACGACGGGCTCGGCAAGGCAACCGAACAGGCGTTCGCTGACACGCTGGGGCTCGAGTCCAGGCCAGTGACGGAAGACATCCGGGCGTCGTACGTCGAGCTCTGCGAAGCACTGGCGTGGGCAGGTTCTGCGAAGGAGTAGCCACGCATGGCTGACGCGTTCATCCCGCTGATGGGCTACAAGCCCGACCCGGAAGGCACGGCTGCCTTCGTCAGCACGCTCGCCAAACCGACGATGGCAACGGCTGGATCGAGCCTCGTGCTCGACGAAAGCCGCGAGGCGTTCCTCTACGAGCCGCTGCTCAGGCTCGCCCCGAACTGGAAACGCGGGGCTCAGGGGATCGGCTCGTGTGTGGGCTGGGGCTGGGCTCTAGGGGTGGACATCCTCGCTGCTTGCGACATTGTCTTGCGACAAGAAGCTGAGTCCTACGGCGGCCGCGCACTCGAAGCGAGCGTCTATGCCTTTTCGCGGGTCGAGGCCCAAGGCGTGAAGCGTGCGGGCCGATCCGATGGGTCGTACGGCGGCGCAGCCGCGAAAGCGGTGACCCGATACGGCACGCTGCACTACGGCGTAAACTACAACGGCCGCGAGTTCACCGAATACAGTGCGACCAGAGAAAAGAACTGGGGCGACACGGGGGTGCCGGACGAACTTGAGCCGTTTGCCGGGAAACGCAAAGTCCAGCACACCGCACTCTGCACAAACTTCGAGGACGCGGCGAAGGCTATCCAGAATGGCTATCCGGTGCCGGTGTGCTCGATGCAGGGCTTCGTGATGAACCGCGACAAGGATGGCTTCTGCCGTCCGGCCGGCACCTGGGCGCATTGCATGCTTCTGGCCTCAGTCCGGTTCGGAAAGCGTCCAGGACTTCTGTGCATCAACTCGTGGGGGCACAGCAACGACGGGCCACACTACCCGGCAACGATGCCAGAGGAAGTCAAGAAGTGCTCGTTCTGGATCGACGCTGATGTATGCACACGGATGCTCAGTGGGCAGGACTCATTTGCAATCGCTGGCTACGAAGGATTCGAGCCACGCGTGCTCGACAACTGGCTCGGAGGCGAACTGTGAGCCGACCATCACACAACGAAAACCGGGGGGTGCTCTTCTCGGTGGCATCGTTTTCAAAAACACGGGGGGGCCGGTTTTTTCTGGCGGCGATTATTTCGGCGACCTGCATCGGCTGCTCTTCTGCCCCGCCAGTTGGCGACTGCACTATCACGGCAGACATCGCGTGCGAGACAGCGTATTTCTTGGTCGGCTTCGCGACAAAGCCAGACTCGCCGAGTGTCGGCGACAAGTGCGACAACTGCGGCGGCACGGGCAAAGTCGGCGACGGTCGCGTGTCCGTCGAGTGCGCGGCCTGTGACGGAACCGGAAAGAAAAAGCAGCAGAAAGTTCTTACGCAAGCCCCGAGACAGAACTGCGCCAATGGGGTGTGTCTTCAATGACGCTGCGCGACCTCCAGAACCAAGTGTGGCGACGGATGCCGCTGGCGAAGGTGCTTGTCGGCAGGCAGGCAGTGTGCGACATGGTGCAGATGGCGGTGGAAACGTGGCCAACGGAGATGCTTCAGCACGCCAACGGCGAAAACGAGCGTTTGGTCGTCGCTAAGTCACTGGAGCAATCCGTGAAACGCCTGTACGACGCCTGTTCGTTCGGCGATGACGGCGTGAAGTGCGGCATGGTGTGGACGATCATTATCGAGTCGATTATTTCGGCTCTCGTATCACTTTTGATACGGTGGTGGTACGAGTCTTCGGAGAACCGGTGTCGGCTTATTCTGTGGAAGAGGGAACTGACACGATGACGCCAGTTGATGCTGCCAGTGCAGCCAGCACGATCCTTGAGAAATGGGGCTTCCCGGTACTGGTCGCCCTAGCGGTCGGCTGGGTGCTGCGATACGACGTTCTGCTTCCACTTGTGGAAGAACACCGCCAGTTCGTCAAAGAGCTTTCCGAGACGCAGCGAGATATTAGCAATGCCCTGAATGAGCAGACCCGCTTGCTACATGTGCTTCACTCGAAGGAGTTCAAGCACACGTCGCCAGTGGATCAATGAGCGTCAAAACACTCGCCAAGAAAAACTTTTCTTCCGAAGACCTGCTCGCCGAAGGCGAAAACCCGTTCAGCACGAACAAGGTCACAGGGTATTCGCTGAACTACCCGATCATTGGGACATGCACGCCGAGCGAAGTCTGTGCCGAGACGTGCTACTTCGCGAAAGGCCCGTCGACATGGAGTGCGAGCCTCGCCAAGCAGCATCGCTTGTTGAACTCCACGAAGCACGATCCAGTGCACACTGGCCGCGTGATCTCACGGTGGGCGACGAGGCTTCGCTTGACGTTCATTCGCTGGTGCGGTGGTGGCGACTTGATAGAAGAGACAACGCGATGCCTCGACATCGTGGCAACCGCGTTGCCGCACATCCCGCAGTGGGTGGTTACGCGAAAACCAGAGATCGCAGCACTCGTGACGCCACGGGACAACGTGTACCTGCATCTGTCCGTGGACAAGTCCTCGTGGGGCAGGCTGCACCATTTCAACGAGATCGCACCGCAAGGACTGCAATGGTTCTGGTCATACCAGTGCGACAAGGGCGAGAGGCCAACATCAGGCGATGTTGCCCCTGTGATCTTCAGGCACGCCTACGATCTCAATGGGGCCGCTCCGTTTGCCAGCGACTGCCCGCTGAATACGCACGATTCGATTGTTGGCGTATGCGAACAGTGCAGGCGGTGCTTCAACGGTGATGCCGCGAGGGCATGCACTGCAGGGAGTTGAGACAATGCCACGACGCATAGGCGCATTTATTCCGCCGAGAGCAGGAAAAAAAGACCCCTATATAAAGAAGGAAAATAGGCCGACCGCAGCTGGTCGTGGATACAACTCCCGGGAGTGGTACGCACTCAGGAAGCAGGTGCTCGTGCGGGACGCATGGCAATGCCAAGCATGCGGACGCATCTGCGTGGACAAGCGTGAGGCCCAAGTCGACCACATCGTCCCGAAGTCGCGGGGTGGTCAAGACGAACTGAGCAATCTGCAGACACTCTGCATCAAGTGCCACGGGAGGAAGACAGTTGCCGAAAGCAGGACTTTGTGTTGAGTGCGGATCACGTATTCCTTCACGACCAGGCAGAGGATCGGTCGGCTCGCTCTGCTTGACATGCAGAGTAAGACGATGTGAGTGCTGCGGAAGATCCTTCGTCAGAGAGTATCGAAGCAACAAGAAGAAAGATGCTCAAAGATACTGCTCACGAGGATGCTACTGGACGCACAGACGATCACCGAAGGGGGAGGGCGTCAGCCACCTCCCGGCGGCTCTTTCATAAAAACCCCGGACGTTCCCCGGGCGCACGCCGCCGGGGGTTTCGCGGGGGGGGCCGCCCAGAAAAACGGCCCCGTCCTCAACGCAATCGACAGTCCCACAAGCACTTAGGAGCACCTCATGCAGATCCGCGATCGCATCAAAGAGTTTCGTCGTGTCCCAGCAAACCAACTGAAGCCGAATCCCAAAAACTGGCGGACGCATCCGAAGGAGCAGCAAGATGCGCTGCGCGGGGTGCTCGCAGAAGTTGGCATGGCTGACGCGGTGCTTGCCCGCGAAACGGAGTCTGGCGAGTTGATGCTCGTTGACGGCCACATGCGTGCCGAAACGGTCGGCGATTCACTCGTCCCGGTGCTTGTGCTCGACGTCACCGAAGAGGAGGCCGATAAGCTGCTCCTGACCATCGACCCGATCGCGGCGATGGCAGAAACCAACGGCGAGGCGCTCAAGGAAATTCTCGCGGGCGTTTCGAGCGACAGCGAGGCACTCGCATCGTTGTTCGATGACCTCGCCAAGCAGAACAAGATTTTCTTCGAGGCCATTGACACCGAGGACGGCGACGAGACGACGGAAGCCGCAACCGGCGACGACGGCGAGGACGAGGCAGAAAGCGATGGGCCGCCGCCATCCGGGGTTCGCATGGTTCAACTTTTCCTTGACGAAAAAACCATCATGGACTTCCAGAAATGGACGATGTCGCTGTCCGAGCAGTACGGCACAGAGAACATCACGGACACGGTCATGGAGTGCTTGAAGCGTGCGTGCGATTCACTGCAGAACCAAGATTGACGCAGACCATTTGGTCGGCGTGAAACTCAACGACTCGCACTACGACATCGTTGCTGGCGGCGACGAGCCGGTTGACATCTTCAAGCCGGACGGATCGCCGCTGGTGAAGTATCGCCCTCGATGGTTCGACGATCCGCTTTGCAGGTCTGTGCTCGGAACGTGCCGAAAAGCTGCCGCGCCAAACAACAACCGGGGCGCAGCCGCTGGGTATCTCGAGACTGCCTCAGACCTCGGCACGAAAAGGCCGATTGCTGCAAGAAGCAAGACGCGATACCAGACAATCAAGCGTGACGGCACGATGAGCAACACCGTTCGTGCCGGAGAGGTCAACAGCGGGATCGTTGGGTACTTCGACCGAAGCGCAAGGTTTCCATTCTGCAGGCAAACTTCGTTCCTGATCAAACAGGCAGCGTTGTGGCAGAAGTTCTTGCCGTTCATCGTCCGCGCCGACGAGGGCTTCCGCGAGTTCATGCCTGAGCGTTGGGCAGCACAGCGTTCGTACTGCGAAAAGACAGCAAGAGACTGGGTTATCCCGGAGAGCACGTTCACGACCGTCACGGTCAACCGAAACTTCCAGACAGCAACGCACAAGGACGCCGGTGACCTGAACGATGGGTTCGGCGTTATGGCGTGCCTGCGAAACAACAGGTACGAGGGCGGCTATCTCTGCTTTCCCGCCTACCGCGTCGCGGTGGATTACTCGCACGGATGTCTTTGCCTTGCGGACGTGCATGAGTGGCACGGCAACACAATGCTGACGCGTCTTCGTGCTGGCTACGAGCGGGTCACGATGGTGTTTTACTACCGCGAAAACATGCTGCACTGCCGACCGGCCAAAGAAGAGGTCGAGTGGGCGAAGAACCGGAAGCCAGGGCAAGCACTCAAGAGCTGAATGAAACTCTTCAACACGATCAGCGTCGAGATTTCCGCAGCCTGCAACCGCAGGTGCAAGTTCTGTCCGGTTTCTGTGTTTCAGAGAACCGAAGAACTGATGGGCGAGGTCACATTCTCGGCAATCATCAGCGAACTGGCCGCCCTGAAGTACAGGGGTCGCTTTGAGTTCTACATCTACAACGAACCGCTGAAGAACCGCGAGCATTTCGAGCGGTGCGCACGACAGGCGAGGGCCACCCTGAAGGCAACGCTCATGGTCTCCACGAACGGCGACTACATGAAAAGCGTCGATGACCTTGAGTGGCTTTATTCGCTCGGCATCAATCAGGTCGTCCTCAACGCCTACACCGCCAAGCGGCATCCAGTTTTTTTAGAGTGGAAAGCGGAGTACGAGCGCAGGCACGGAAGGCTAGGCGACACCGTCTACTCGCCCCTGCCACGCAACGCCCGTGCGATCAAGGTCTATGACAAAAGCAACGGAGACGAGTTTGGCTCAGGTGTGTTCGCCCTCCAGAACAGAGCAGGCTCCATTCCGGATTATCTCCCCATCCCCAATGAACCGCTGAAACGCATGTGCGTCAAGCCGTTCCGCCTTCTGAACATCAACTGGCGTGGCGAGGCGATAATCTGCTGCAACGACTACTACGCCGACGTTCCGGCCGGGCAGGTTCCGCAGCAGAGCCTCCTCGAAATCTGGAATGGCCCTGTGTTCTCTGCCTATCGGAGAAAACTGCTCCGCGAAGACAGGTCGCTGCCGCTCTGCAGGACATGCGACTGCCACTCCGGTGCGTACCCGGCAAACGTCGACCGCAGCCAAGGTGCGGCGGCGAGCGACCAGGCCATTGAGGAAATCTATGTGTCGCGTGTCGCAGCGAGGTCGACCGCGTGAAGCCATCCCCTGCCGTCCTCATTTTCGCAACGATGCGCCGCAGCGGAAGCCATTTCTGCATGCACCGCGCCTTGGCCTCTGTCAAGCAGGGATCGGTTCGCACGTTTGGTGCGCACATCAACTCGATTGGATGGGGGAAGTTCAACAGAAAAACACCGATCGACAACGTGAAGATTCTTTGCGAACGAAAGCAGAATCACTACTACACCTATGAGCAGGTGGCGGCACCGCGAACAGGATCAGACGCCGTAGGGCATCAGTGCCAGAAGGCTCTTCGTGCGATACTTCGCGGGTGCCGCGACCCGCTTGAGAACCCAAGCGGGCTATCCGCGTCATTCGTGGCGGTCAACATCGAGGACACGCCGTGCGACCTGGTGCGAGAGCAGGCGAGGTCGATGCTGGCCGGCACTGTCCTTGAAGCAGCCGCAACGAACGCGCCTGTGTTTGTGGTGCTCCGCTCCCTTCGGAGCATCGCCGTGAGCCGGAAAAAATGGCTCGAAAAGAACGGCGATCGAAACATCATGGCTGGCGGCTTTCGCAGGCTGGACATCGGCGTCTGGGAGGATCACTTTTCGGCAGCAGAAAAAGGGAATACCCCGGGAGGCGCACCAGCAATCGCTCTTCACTACAAGCAGGCCGTCGAAACGCACGGCGAGTCTGCCCGCGATGCAATCACCAGCGCGAATGAGCGTTTCGGGCTGGGGCTTGACTTCTTTCCGTCTGTCCCGCCGTGGGTGCGTGAGTCTGTCCTCAGTGACGGGCAAGGGTCATCGTTTGTCGGCTCTGGGAAAACAAAGGGGGCCGAGGTTGTTCGAAGCCTCAACGATCGCGGCCACCTCCTCGAGGAAGCAGCGTGGGTGTTCGAGAAAAGCAAGGAAGCGTCTCGACATGCGGCCCAATACGGAGAACTCTGATGCCGTTTGACTACCAGATCGCGATACCGTCGTATCGGCGGCACGAAGTGTGTCGCACAAGAACAATCGCAACACTCTTGCGACTGAAGGCTGACCCCAAGAAAATCACTGTCTATGTAGCCGACGAACAAGACCACTCAGCTTATTCAAGGGAGTTGGGCGAGCTCGGTGTCTCAGTCAAGCGTGGAGTCCCTGGGCTCATCCATCAACGCCGCCACTACAACCTTCAGTACCCGAAGAACACGCGGCTCCTCAACGTAGACGACGACCTCTACGACCTGAAAGCGGTCACGAAGTCCGGGGATCTTGTCTCGTACGGCGGCACGCTCGATGCAGTCGCAGAGTACGGGTTTTCGCTTTGCGAGTCGTACGGCGCAAGGCTCTGGGGGATCGCCGCTTTCGAGAACGGCTTTTACATGAAGCGTTCCACGAGCACCGGGCTCAGGTACGTCTGCGGAATCTTCCACGGATCGTACGCCGGAGACAGCGTGATGTGCGACGCAGACAGACCGCTTGTTTCTTCCGGCGAAGACTTCGAGACAACGATACGGTCGTTCAAGAAGTACGGCGTAGTCGTCCGCCTCGATTGGCTTTGCCCCAAGACAAAGTATTTCGCCGAAGGCGGCATGCGGGAAGAACTCGGGGGAAGCAACGAACTGCGGCAGGCTGAACACAGCAGAGAACTCAAGCAGATTTCCATCAGGCACGCGGGCATCGCGTCCTGCTATAAAAAGGCAGGCGGCGTGGTGAACCTGCGGCTGAAGACCCTGCCAGTAAGCAGGGTCGCCGTGCCAGAATCGCTACTACCGTAACGGAGCAGCACCAATGGGCAAACGCGGCCCTGCCCCGCAGCCGAGCATTCTGAAATACATTCGCGGCAACCCCAGCAAGGAGCCGCTCAACGAAAACGAGCCGACGCCAGGCTTGGCAGACGAGCTTCACCCGCCGCCGCAGTGGCTGGAGGGTGGCGCGCTCCAGAAATGGCTCGAAGTCACGCCGGTTCTTTTGCGCATGCGGGTCTTCACCGAGGCCGACATTGAGGCGATCGCCAGATACTGCGCACTCTGGGAACAGTGGAAAAAGAACTACGACTTCGTGAAACGGAACGGCGATGTGCTGACCGTGTTCGAGACCGACCCGAGCGATCCAGAGAAAAAAAGGCAGCGGGTCAAGTACATGCAGGTGACGCCGTACGCCAGCCAGATGACAAAACTCGCAGTCTTGCTGCTCCGCATAGAACAAGAGTTCGGGTTGACGCCAAGCAGCCGTTCGCAGGTCACGATCCATGCCGACAGAGAAAGCGATCCGCTTGCCTCGTTTGTCGAAGAACGAAGCAGCCGAACAGGGGCTTGAGTTCTATTTCAACGAACGGCGAGGAAGCCACGCTGTTCGGTTCTTCGAGAAGTTCCTTTGCCACAGCAAAGGGAAGTTTGCCGGGAAGCCGTTCACGCTGCTGCCGTGGCAGCGAACCATGCTTGAAGAGCTTTTTGGGTGGGTCAAAATTGACAGCGACCTGCGCCGCTATCGGATGGCGTACATCAGCACGGCCAAGAAGTCTGGCAAGTCAACGATCCTCGCCGGGATCGGCCTCTACCTGCTCATGGCCGACGGAGAGCAAGGAGCAGAAATCTACAGCGCGGCGAGCGACCGCGATCAGGCCGGAATCGTGTTCCGCGAAGCCGCCAACATGGTTCGGGCATCGCCGATGCTCCGAAACAGCATCGAGGTGATCGATTCTCGCCGCACTATCACGGACAGGAAGACGTCCTCCTTCTACCGGGTCTTGTCGGCTGATGCGTTCCGCGCCGAAGGCTTGAACATCCACGGCCTGCTGTTCGACGAGTTGCACGCCCAGAGAGACCGAAGGCTCTTTGATTCGCTTCGGTACGGCGGCGCGGCCCGTGAGCAGCCGCTGCTCGTGAGCATCACGACCGCAGGCTACGACAGGAACTCAATCTGTTTTGAGCAGTACAGTTACGCGAAAGCCGTCGCCCAGGATTGGCGGCACGATCCGAGTTTCTTCCCGATGATCTACGAGGCGGAAGCCGAGGACGAGTGGACGGCGGAAGAAACATGGCCTAAGGCAAACCCGTCGTGGGGCGTGACGATCGACCCGAAGGACTTCGCACAAGACTGCAAAGAAGCGCAGCTCTCGAACACCAAGGAAAATGCGTTCAAGCGGTACCGCCTGAACATGTGGACGCAGCAGGACACGCGATGGATCAAGATGGAAGCGTGGAACTCGTGCAACAGCAAGCCACCGGGGCCGCTGGAAGGTCGCGAGTGCTGGTGTGGCCTCGACCTCGCAACGACCTACGATACGTCGGCCTTCGTGGCTGTTTTCCCTGCGGAAGACGGAACCTACGACGTTCTGTGCCGATTTTGGATCCCTGGGGAGAACGCCCTTGAGCGAAACCGGCGTGACAGGGTTCCGTATACGATCTGGGCCGAAAGCGACGCCAACGGCCTGAAGTTCACGGACGGCAACGTGACCGACTACGACGTCGTGCGGCGAGACATCAACGAGTTCGCCAAGATATACAACGTCAGGCAGATTGCCATCGACCGATGGAACGCCACGCAACTCGCCCTGCAACTGCAAGGGGACGGGCATGATGTTGTAGGCTACTCGCAGGGGGTTGGCAGTATGTCAGCCCCGAGCAAACTGCTGGAGAACTTGATCGTTTCAGGGAAGATTCGCCACGGTGGCAACCTCGTCCTGTCATGGATGGCAGGCAACGCATCGGTCAAGGTTGACGCGTCTGGCAATATCCGACCCGTGAAGCCGAAGCCGGGGTCGCCAGAGCGAATCGACGGCATTGTCGCCTTGGTCATGGCTCTTGGCGTTCAGTCTTCGCAGAAGCCACCAGAAGAAGTCCCAGAACCCGGAATCTTGATCCTATGATCGCAGAATCAGAAGCACGCATTCTGTGGCTCCCGGAAAGCCAGCGTCGCCACTGGGATTACATGGATGGCTTTTCTGGCCGCTCAAACCCTTCCGGCGTTCGCGTCACGCCAGACTCCAGCCTGCGCAGCACGGTAGTGCTGGCCTGCGTTCGTGTGCTCGCCGAATCGGTCGCGAGCCTTCCGTTGCACCTCTATCGCCGCCTCCCGGCAGGCGGCAAAGAAATTGCATCGCGGCACCCGCTCTATCGAGTGCTCCACACAACTCCGAACTCATGGCAGACGAGCTTCGAGTGGCGCGAGCAGCAGATGCTCCACCTCTGCACCTACGGCCAGAGTTTCAGCGAGATTCGAGCCGGTACACGCGGGGCTGTAACGGAACTCATCGCGTTGCATCCGAGCCGCATGAAGGTCGAGCGGCTTGAAAACGGCAGGCTTCGCTACAAGTACCGTGAGGACGCCAACACCGAGACGGTCTACACGCAAGACCAGATCATGCACCTACGCTGGCTGAGCGACGACGGCGTGAACGGCATGGTGCCAGCCGACCTTGCCCGCGACGCAATCGGGCTGGCCCGTGCCTGCGAGATCCATGGGGCGTCGTACTTCGGCAACGGAGCCCGTCCAGGTGTGGTTCTGGAGACGGATCAGACGCTTCCGGCAGAGTCCGCATCGGCACTCCGCGACAACTGGGAGCGGATGCACCTCGGCCCAAACCGCGCGCACCGCACGGCTGTCCTTATGGGCGGCCTGAAGGCCCATGAACTTGGCGGCAACAACCAAGAGTCGCAGTTTCTTGAGAGTCGCCGGTTTCAGGTCGAGGAGATCTGCCGCCTCTTTCGCGTGCCGCCCCATCTGGTCGGCGACCTGACGCGTTCTTCGTTCTCGAACATCGAACAGCAGTCGATCGACTTCGTGCAGCACACGCTCCTGCCGTGGCTGCGGCGATTCGAGTCGGCGTTCACACGCGACCTCATCACCGACGACGAGTACTTCGCAGAGTTCGACACCCGTGGGCTGCTTCGTGGCGATGCTCAGGCGCGGGCGTCGTACTACAACACGCTCTGGAACCTGGGCGTCGCGAGCGTGAACGAGATTCGGTCGTGGGAAAACATGAACCCGATCGAAGGCGGCGACATCCGATTTGTGCAGTTGAACATGCAGACGCTCGAGCAGGCGGCTGCGGGCGGCGTCCTTGCCGACAACCAGCAGCCGCAGCCAGACCAGCCGCAGGAAGAACCAGACCAGCCAGATCAGACCGAAGCCCAAGACTCGCAAGAAGAAGGAGAGTGAGCATGTCCCAAGACGCCATCGAACGCAGGTCGTTTGTCATTGACGAAGAGGCGAACAACGGAGCCGTCACGCTCTTCGTGGAAACTCGCAATGCAAACTCGGCAGACGGCGACAGCACGGAAAGCCGTGAAGCATCGCAGCAGGACTGGATCGTCGGGTACGCCGCACGTTTCGGCGTGAACAGCCTCGATCTCGGTGACTTCGTGGAGCGAATCGACCCGAACGCATTCGGGATCGTCCGCGAGCGGCGCGGCCGGAAGCGATCCTTGGAGACACGGGCTCTCTTCAATCACGACGCGAATTTTCCGCTGGCCCGCTACCCCGACACGCTGAAGCTCTCTGTGGATGAGGTCGGCCTGCGGTACGAGTTCCCTGTGCCGGACACGACGTATGGGCGCGATCTCGCCGCGAACATCAAGGCGGGCATCGTTCGCGGATCGTCGTTTTCGTTCACGGTCGGCAAGGATGGCGAGTCGTGGAGCGTCGAGAACGGCCGCTCAGTCAGGACCGTCACGAAGGTCGACGATCTGTATGACGTCGGGCCTGTGACCTACCCGGCGTACCCGGACTCGGACGCCTCTGTTGCCCGCCGGTCGTTTGACGCGTTCCGGTCGGAGGCTGCCAAAGAAGAGCAGGCGGAAGAAGCACGCAAGCAGGCTCGCGCCGAGTCAGCCGCACGGTTCAAGGAGTTCCTGAAAACACATGGCCGCAACTAAGTCCGGCGATCCGTGCACGCACTGCAAGGCAGGCGTGTTCAATGTCGCGTCGAGCCAGCCGCGAGGCGACTACCAAATCAGGTATCTGCGGTGCACGCACTGCGGAAGCACCGACAAGTGCGTCGTTCCCTCTGCCGAAGTCCGCAGGCGTTCTGTTCCTAAGTAGTAAAGGAACGCTCCTGCGACTCTGGAAGCACGGCAGTGTGACTTCGTAGTGTGTGAAGACGTGCCAACATCACACGAATCAAGAAGGAGCAATCCAGTGGCCGCATCCCAGATCAAGTACCACCTCGACGAACTCGCCAAGGCTGTCGCGGAGATGAGCGTCATCACCGAGGCGGCCCCGGAAGGCGAGCCGATGACCGACGAGCGGTCGAAGGAACTGGACGAGGCTTCTGCCCGAGCCGAGTTCCACAAGGATCGAGTGGAGTACTTCGAGAAGGTCGCGGCCAAGGAGAAGGAACTGCGGGCGGTTCTGGAGCGTGCTGCTCCGGCCCCGGCTCCTGTCGTCGAGGAAATCAAGGAGAACCCAACCGTGGAGAAGCGGAACTACGCCGTACCGAAGGCCAGCGGCACCCTGAAGGCGTTCACCGGCCCTGACGCCGAAGAGCGGGCCTATCGCGCTGGCATGCACCTTCGCGGGTTTGTGTTCGGTGACGACGAGGCTCGCCGGTGGTGCTTCGAGCACGGCGTCGAGTCCCGTGCTCAAGCCGGACAGACCAACTCGCTCGGCGGCTATCTGGTGAGCGACGAACTGAGCAACCAGATCATCCGGCTCGTCGAGGAGTACGGTGCGTTCCCGGCCAACGTCCGGCGCGTGCCGATGACCAGCGACACGATGCTGATCGCCCGCCGGATTGGCGGCCTGTCGGCCCAGCCGGTCGGCGAGAACGTCGAGATCCCGGCGACCGACGTGACGTTCGACAACGTGCAACTCAACGCGAAGATCTGGGGCGTGGCAAACCGCATCCCGAACTCGCTGCTTGAGGACTCGGTGATCAACCTCGCCGATCTGATCGCCGTCGAGACGGCCCAGGCTTTCGCCGAAGCCATCGACAACTCGGGCTTCATCGGCGACGGCTCCTCGGCCTACCACTCGACGGTCGGCATCTGCACGAAGATCGTGGACGGCAACCATGCGAAGAGCGTTGTGACGGCCGGTGTCGGCAACACGTTCGACACGCTCGATCTGCTCGACTTCACCAACGTGGTGTCGCGGCTTCCGCTGTTCGCTCGCCGGAACGCCAAGTGGTACATCAGCCCTGCTGGGTACGGCTCGGCTCTTCTGCGGCTCGCGATGCAGAGCAACGGGAACACCCGAGCCGACGTTGCCGGTGGGTTCGCGATGCAGTTCCTCGGATTTCCCGTGGTGCTGGCACACCCGATGGTGAGCGACCTGACCGGCACTGCCGATCAGGTGCTCGCCCTGTTCGGCGATCTCTCGCAGGCGGCAACGCTCGGCGACCGTCGGTCGGTTTCGATCCGCACTGCCTCCGAGCGGTACATCGAATACGACCAGACGGCCACCTACGCGACCACCCGCAACGCGATCGTGGTGCACGACCTCGGCAGCAACACCAAGGCTGGCCCGGTTATCGCCCTCAAGGCCGCTGCTGCCTGAAGTAGCGACCTCGTGTGATCCAAGGACGGGCGGGGCATGGAGGCCCACTCCAGCCCCGCCCGTCTTCACATCGGCGTAGTCAGGGAGAAGCGATGCGATACACAGGCCTGAAGCGATTGACGCAACCTCCCGTCGAGCCTGTGTCGCTCGCGGAAACGAAGGCCCACGTTCGCGTTGACTCTGAGGCCGACGACGCACTGATTCAGGGGCTCATCGGCACGGCCCGCGAGTGGGTTGAGAATCACCTCGGCCGCACACTGATTCGCACGCAGTGGCAGATGCGGCTCGACTACTTCCCCCATGCCATCACCCTGCCTCGGCCGCCGTTCACACCGGAAGAGCCGCTTCAGGCCGTGACGATCACCTACACTGACGCCATGGGCAGCATCGTCACCCTGCCCTCCTCGCAGTACCGGGTGCTCGGCGACCGCACGCCAGCCGTGGTGATGCCGCCGTACAGCGGCTCCTGGCCGAGTGCTCGCTACGACTCAGACAGCATCACGGTGTCGTGGTGGGCCGGGTACGGCCCAGACCAGAACGCCATCCCGAAGTCCATCAAGCACGCGATGCTGATGCTTGTTGGCTTCTGGTACGAAAACCGAATGACGTTGGCGGTCGGTGCCGGAATCACCGCGACGCCACTCGGCTTCAGCGTCGAGTCACTGTTGGCCTCGCACAAGTGGGGGTCGTACCAGTAATGGCAACGTACTCGAACATGCCCGGAAAACTGAACGTCCAGTTCAAGCGTGGCGACGAACTTGGCGTGACGGTGGACTTCAGCATTTCGCTGGCCGGCTACGGCGTAGTTGCAGAAATGTATTCCCTCGTGACGGGCGAGGTGCTCTCTTCGGTGAGCGTGTCGGTGACCGACGCGGCCAACGGCGTCGCTTCGCTGTCGCTGTCCGAGGCCGAGACGAGCGGCCTCCCGGCCGGCACGCTTGGCCTGCGTGTCATGCTGGACGCACCCGGAGCGGTTCGCAGGACAATCCTTGAAGGTTTCGCGGAGGCGGTATGAGCACACAGTCATCGGGCGGCATCAGCGTGTCGATCAGTGGCGGCGAGCCGGTCGCCGTCTCGGTTTCCGGCGGCATCGGGCCACAAGGCCCGTCCGGTGTGACCAGCATCGACGCTGCCTCGGACGTTGAGATCACGAGCAAAAACGACGGCGACCTTTTGCGGTGGTCGAACGGCAAGTGGAGAAACTACCCCGAATCGTCAGTCGTTGACGGCGGGAACTTCTAACAGGACAGAACAGGAGACGATCCGTGGCGATCCGCATCAAGCGCACCACAACGACCAACCGCCCCGCAACGCTCGAAAACGCCGAACTGGCGTTCATCGAAGGCTCGCAGGTTCTGGTGTATGGAACTGGCACCGGCGGTGCCAATGGGTCGAGCACTAGCATTATCGACATCGGAGGCACGGGTGCGTTCTTGGGGCTGGCCAACACGCTCAACCAGACGGCCCTCGGAACGTACACGTTCTCGGGCAGCGTGACGTTCAGCGGAACAGCGAGCCTCGGGGCTGCAACCGCCACAACGCCAGCGGCATCCGACAACTCGACTCGGGTTGCCACGACGGCGTATGTGCAGAGCGAACTCGCCTCACTGAGCATCACAGGGTACGCAACGGAGGGCTACGTTGATGCGGCCGTGGCTTCTCTCGTCGGGGCCGCCCCGGAAGCGCTGAACACGCTGAACGAACTCGCTGCCGCACTGGGCTCGGACGCGAACTTCTCCACGACGATCTCGACGAGCCTCGGCGAAAAACTCGTCAAGGCGGCCAACCTGTCCGACGTTGCGGACGTCAGCGCGGCACGCGTCAACCTCGGCCTTGGCTCGATGGCGGTACAGGCTGCGAACAGCGTCAGCATCACGGGCGGCACGATCAGCGGCACGAACATCGACGGCGGAACCTACTAGCATGAACCCCGGCCTGCTTCGCGATCGAGTTGCCATCCAGCGATCGTCCGAGTCGAGGAATTCGCTTGGCGAGGCGGTGCTGTCGTGGCAGACGGTTGCCGAAGTCTGGGCCAAAGTCGATGGCGTCAGCGCACGCGAGGCTCTCCAGACCGGGCAGCAGAACGTGACGATCACGCATCGCATCCGGCTGCGGTACTTCGAGGGGCTGACGCACCAGCACCGGTTCCAGTGGCGGGGCCGCACGCTGGAGATTATGAGCCTGCTGGAGCACATGAACCGCACCGAGCACGAAGCCATCTGCATGGAGACACTCTGATGGCCGCCATCACGATGGAACTCAAGGCACGCGATGCAGCGGAGCAACTGCGGGCTCTCCCCGGGAACCTCGCCGCGAAATACTTCGCATCGTCACTTCGCAAGGCGATGAAGCCAGCGTTGGACCGGCTGAAGACAAACACGCCGGTCGGCCCAACCGGCAACCTGCGGCGTGCCGTGGCGTTCGTCGCCCGCAAGTATCCGCAGGATGGCCGCGCTGTCGGCCTCGTGGGCTACATCGCCTCTGGGTCGGGCAAGTCGGAGTCGGCGGCTGGAGGCAGCGTCCGCAAAGGCAAGGACCGGGCGTTCCATCAGGGATTCCTCGAGTTCGGCACCAAAGAGCGCATGATCAGCAAGAAGGCGGCCAAGGGGTACATGCGGGTCAGCAAGAACGGCGTCATGCACGAGGTCAAGCAGCAGGGCGGCTACATCGCCAGTTCGTTCAATCGCCTCGGCCCGTTCAACATCGTGTCGTCGGCGGGCGGCAGGGTGCAGACCAAGCCGAAGTATCCGAAGGCGTTCTTCATGAAGAGCAGTCAGCCGATTCGCATCGCCCCGATGCCACTGGGCGGCAGCACGGGCAAGCCGCCGGTCAAGGCGTCCTACGAAGAAACCAAGTCGCAGATGCAGACGAATCTGGCGAATGAGCTCGGGATCGCTATTGAGTCGGCGGCTCGCGAGATCGACTACCTCGCCAAGAAGAACATCGGCCAGTTGTAGGAAGCCCATGGCACTCAAAGCACCCGAGCAGGTTATCCGGCAGGCGTTGCTGGATTCTTCCGTGGTTCAGGCTCTCTGCGGCACGCGGATTTATCCGGTGCTGGCACCGTCCAGCACGGATCTTCCGTTTCTGGTCTACCGCCGAGCCAGCATCGGCACGGTACGGACGCAGGCTCTCGCGGGGGCCGTCGGCGGCAAGAGCGTGAATCTGGAGTTCACACTGTACGCCCAGACGTACGAAGCCGTTCGGGAACTGGCCTACGAAGTAAACAAGGTTCTGGATGGGTGGTCGGGCAATTTCAACAATGTAAGTGTCGGCGAGGTTCGGCTCACGGAAGAGACAGACGACTTCGTGGTGCTGTCTGGAGGCGACCTCCCGCCCGTGTACCAAGTCACGCAAACGTACAACGTCATTTGGATCGACGAATAGTTCGGGTATCAAAACTTAGGAGACTCGCTCGATGGCGACCTACACGACCGGCACAACGCTCTCTTTCGCTGGGGCTTCGTACTCCGTCACGAGCATCACTTACTCGATGACCGATGTCGGCGGCGATGACACCATCGACATCTCCGACCTCAGCCTTGACACCGGCGATGCGGTCGCCACGATGCCACGCCCGCTGACCGGCAGCGGCTCGGACACCGGCCGCGAAGTCTCCATCGAGTACATCGGGAACGCCCCGATCACGGACGGCAGCGAAGGCACGCTGACGATCGCGGGGGCTCTGACGCTCTCGGCGAACGCCCGGTGCACGCAGAGTTCGGTGACTCTGGCCGTCAACGACGTGATCCGTGGCTCCGCGACGTTCCGGGTTGACCGAGTGTAACTGCCGCAGGGGGCACCCCAGTGGCAACGCACTCAACTGGCATCTCGGTTTCGTTCGCAGGCGCGACATTCTCGCAGGTCGTTGGTCTGTCGTGGAACTACGGCGGCGGCATGCCGCAGGGCCGTGGCTTCGCGTGGACGCCGGAGGCTGGCGACGTTTCGATCGAGACGCTGGGCGGCATCCCGGTTGCCTACGGAGCCTACGGCACACTGTTGATCTCCGGCGGCGGCATGGGCTTGACAGTGACGGCAGTATGCACCGGATACGGTGCGACCGCCGAGGTGAACGGCGTCACCCGCTACTCAGCCTCGTTCACCATCCTCACCTAGACCAAGAAAGCCACGCATGAGCCTGACCAAGCAACAGATTCTCGCAGCCGACGATTGCCGCCTCGCTGAAGTGTCCGTTCCCGAGTGGGGCGGCTCGGTGTTTGTTCGCGTCATGTCGTGCGGCGAGCGAGATGCCTACGAAAACGACTGGGTGCTCAACAAGAACAAAGGCGTGGAGAACTTCCGGTCGAAGTTCTTGGCGCGATGCCTCTGCGATGACAAGGGGAACAGGCTCTTCACCGACGCGGAGATCGGCGAACTGTCAAAGAAGTCGGCGAAGGTGCTGGGCCGACTCTGGCAGAAAGCGATGGAACACAACGCACTCTCGGAGGCTGATGTCGAAGAGTTGGGAAAAGCCTGAACCTGCGGCCATCCCGCAGGTTCATGTTCAGGCTCGCGGGCCACTTGAAGATGACGGTGAGGGAACTCTGCGAGCGCATGGATGCACGCGAGTTCGCCGAATGGGTTGCCATGCACCGCTACTTTGAGCCGCTGCCTGACCCGTGGAGACAAACAGGGCTGCTTGCGAGTGCAGCACTCGCGCCGTACTGCCCGCGAGGCCGCACCCCAAAATCTGAGGACTTTGTACCGATCGACCGAGCACCCCAGCACGAGCAGCAGATGCTCGAACAACTGCAACGCCTGAAGGAAGATTTAGAGGGTTCGTAACGTGGCGACTGTTCTCGGCCTAGCAATGAAGTTGACGGCAGACTCCAGCGGCATGGCTGCCGGTCTGTCCGAAGCCGAGAAGCAGATCAAGAACCTGCGAAAGAGCACCGATGGCATCGTGTCGCTCTTTGACAAGTTCGCAGGCTCATCCGACGCCGCTGCCGCAGCACAGGCCGCCGCAGCACAAGACATTATCCTGCTGACCTCGGCGTTCAAGGAGGGGCTGATTGACGCTCAGGGGTTTGCCCAAGCCCTCAACGATATCGAACAGCAGGCAAAGTCTAGCGCGGCAGTGTTTGCGGACGGTGCCGCAACGACGGCCAAGTACGCCACCGACCAAGAGCGTATGGCGGCAGCTGCTGCGAAACTCGACCAGCAACTAGAGGCGGGGGCGATTTCCAAGGAGACGCACGCCCGCGCAATGGCTGACATCACTGGAGCAAGCGCGGCAGCCGCAGAGGCAGAGAAGGCACATGCAGCGGCTCTTCGCGAAGGCGAGGCGGTCACGGCTAAGTACGCGACCGAAGAAGAGCGGATGGCGGCAGCTGTCTCGAAGTTGGACAAGCAACTCGAAGACGGCGTGATCTCAGCAGAGACGCACGCCAGAGCGATCGCTGATGTCACCGGCGAGACGGCACGGGCGAAGAAAGCCGAAGATGAGATGGCCGCTGCCGTCAAGCGCGCCGCCGACATAACGAAGGCGAACCTGACGCCGACGCAAATCTACGACCAAGAGATCGCCGAACTTGAAGCCCACCTGCGTGGCGGTCGCATCTCGCAGGAGACGTTCAACGCGGCGGTCCAGAAGGCAGCAGCAAACTTCGCCAAGGCCGAGGTCGCTGCAGCCAAGTACGACGCGGTCGCCGACAAAGCCGGGGCCGGGGCCACGCTCCAATTCAACGAACTGTCTGGAGTGCTGGCAGTGATCCCGGGGCCGATCGGCAATGTCGCCGGACGCCTTTCGGGGCTTGCCAGTGCTGGCGAAGGGCTCTCGAAGGTGTTCTCTGGTGGGCTCACGGCTGGCCTTGGCAACATCGGCACGGCGGTCGCGGGGCTGGTCAACCCGTTCACCGTGGGGCTCGCTGCGGTGGCGGGGTTCGCGGCCGGTGCAGTCGCGATCGGCCGGTCGCTGATCGACCTTGAAGATCGCGTCGAGGGGCTCGGCAACCAAGCGGCAAAACTCGGCACGTCGTTCGAGTTTATCCAGACACTGGAAACAGCGGCCCAGCGTTCCGGCGCGTCGATCGACGCGCTCGGCACGGCATTCACGAAATCGCTGAAGGCGATCGACGCCGCACGCAGCGGAAGCAAGGGGGCTGTCGAGGCGTTTGCAAGAGTCGGAATCAGTGTTGATGAACTCAACTCCCTGTCGCCAGAAGAAGTTTTCAAGAAGACGGCAGAAGCACTGACGTCCATTGAAGACCCAGCCGCACGAGCAGCAGCCGCCACATCAATCTTCGGGAAGTCTGGGGCTGACCTTATCCCGACGTTCCTGGCGGTCGCCACAGCGGACAAAGACTTGAAGCGGTTCTACGCCACGATGACGGACATCGAGAAGGTGCGGCTCGACGAGTTCGGCAACTCAATGGACCGCCTGAGCACGGCTGGCCGTGGGCTCGCGCAGAACCTTATTGCCCCGTTTGCTGGCATCGGATCGGGGCTCGCGGACTCCATCGCCGAAGTCACCGCAGGCGTGACGGCCATCGTGCGACCGATCATGCAGGTTCTGGAGCCTGTGTTGACCGGCATCGGCCAGACGATCGAGTTCTTTGCCATCATTTTGGGAGGCATCGGTCGCGTTATCGGCACACTCTTGTCGCCCATCGGCGAGTTCGCTCAGGCTCTTGGTTCGGTTGGCAACGGCATCACGGAAGGGCTGCTGGGCGTCACGCAATGGCTTGTAGACACAAGCGTCGCGGTCACGGAGTTCATTATGTCATGGACGCCACTGTCGCTGATCGCAGACGGGATCACCTACCTCGTTGAGCAGGTGCAGGGCGTCGGCTCCAACTTCCTTGAGTCGTTCCAGCCGGTCATCGACATTATTGAACGCATCGGTGTGATCTTCCAAACGGTCTTCGAGAACATCGGCTCATGGGTAGCCGAAGGGTTTTCTCAAGTCGCAGGTGCGGTCGGGGGCGTCGTCGAGACGTTTCTTGAGTTCACTGGAATCGGGGCTCTCGTCGAGGGCGTAGCCTCCGCGATTGTCGGTGCATTCAACGGCATCTGGGAAGGAATCAAGTCGGTGATCGCGGGGGTCGGCGGGTTCATCCTGCGGGTCGTCGAGTTCGCCGAGAACTGGCTCGGTATCAAGAGCGACGTTGAGGACAACCCGATTGAGGTCGGCGTCGATATGTCGGAGCCGACGCTGGCTTCGACGCAGTTTGCCAAGGAACTTGGCGATGCCGCCAAGGCTGCGTCAGAGTTCGGTGACGCTGGCTTTCAGGCGGCACTCCAGTACCAGAAAGCACTAGAAGACATCGCCATTTTGCTCGAAGAGGGCGAACTGACACAGGAAGAGGCGAAGCGTGCCGTCGAGCAGCAGAAGGCTGCGTTCGAGCAGAACATCGCGTCGCTGGAGGCACAAGCAGAAGCCCAGCGAAAGGCCGCAGACGAAGCGGAGAAGGCCGCCCAGAAGCAGGCTGACGCCGCAGCGAAAGCCGCAGAAGCAGACCGCAAGCGGGCCGAGGCGTTCATGCAGTCGCAGGGCATCATCGAGTCGAAGGCTGCGACCGACGCACAGGAAACGCTGCTGGCGATCTCACGGCAGATCGAAGAAACGCAGGATGCCATCGTCGAAGCACGGGCCAACGGCGACAAGGCCGCCGAACAGTCGCTGCTGCGGCAACTGGGGCTGCTGGATCAGGCGCAGGCGGCGGCCCAAGACCAAGTGGACTTCGGGTTCACGGCGGCAGACGCAACGAAAGCGATCGAGAAGGTGCGTGCCGACATCGAGGAGTCGCTGGCATCGGCCGTTGACCTCGGGCCGCTCGGCCAGCAGGCAGCAACGCAGTTTGCAGACACGCTCGCCGAACTGGAAGCCGACCTGCAACTGCAACTCATCGACCCTGAGCAGTTCCAAGAGGCGGCGAACGAGGCCAAGAAAGTCTTTGACGAGCGGGTCAGGCAGGCGCAGGAAGTCGCCAAACTGGAAGAGCAGTACGCCGAGAAGCGAGCCGCGATGGACGAGGCTCGCCTTGAGGCACTGTCGCGGGTCTCGCAGGAGCCCCTGCAAATCACCGACCTGCGGACGTCAGAAGGTGCGTCCCAGTTTTTGGCGATGGCGACAGGGCGAACCGACCCCGCTGTGGAGGAGTACCGGAAGCAACTGGCCGAACTCAGGAAGATTCAGCAGGGCATCGACCGCATCGGCGGCACCGTAGAAATCGTGGGGGCTGGCTGATGGCTGTGCTGTCGTACCGCGAGATCGTGCCGAGGACGTTCAGCCACAAGTTCGGCGAAAGCCCGACCGGCGAGATCCGATACGCCGTCACGCTGAACGGCCCGACCGGCACGCAGGCGATCCTTGCGGCGATCGGAATCTTTCACGGGGCTTCGCACCCGGAGTATGGGTACCTGCGTTGCACCAACGGGCAGGTGTCAGAAGGCACCCCGACGCCGTACCACGCCGAAGTCACCTACACCTACGAAGTCCCGGAGCTCGGCTCTGATACCGACCCAAATCCGCTGCTGCGGCCAGATGTGTGGTCGTTCTCCACTGGCGGGGCCGCCGTCCCCGCCCTGACGTACTTCAACGGCTCAAGCAACACCGACCGTCGCGCCTTGATCAACTCGGCAGGCGACTTCTTCGAAGGGGCTATGACCGAAGAGAGCGAACTGCGGGCCTCGATCTCTGGAAACCGACCGTCGTTTCCCCTTGCCGACGCCGTGGCCGCGACGAACACCGTCAACAACGCAACGTATCTCGGCGGGGCCGCCTACACATGGAAGTGCTCTGGCATTTCTGGGCAGCAGGCAACCGAAGTCGTCAACGGCGTTGAAATCACCTACTGGCAAGTGACCGCGGAACTCGCGTTCCGGCAGTCCGGCTGGAATCTGCTCATTCCGAACGTCGGCTGGAACTACATCAACAGCCTGTCCGGCAAGAAGGAACGGTGCTTCGTGTACAGCGAAGGCGAGCGGGTCGCATCGGCAAACCCGATGGCCCTCAACGCTGACGGCAGCATCAACTTCAACTCGGACTACACGGGCTCCGGTGCGCCGCTGGTCCTAGAACGGCGAGTCCACAGGACGGCGAATTTTTCGGCTTATTTCGGGGTGCCGTCGTAACGGCAAAAGGGAAGCATCATGGCGATCCAACTCAAGCGTTCATCGGTGGCGGGATCAGTTCCGACCGGCCTTCAGCCCGGAGAGCTTGCGGTGAATGACGCCGGGAGTAGCCCGGTGATCTATCTGACCGACGCATCTGGAAGGACGTTTGCCCTAACAGGACAATGGACTGAAGTCACATATCGAATACTTGACGAGTCTGGGAACATCCTCAACACAGAGACTGCTTCGCCGATTCGGCGATAGGAGTAACAAGCATGAATGACGTCAAAATCTCCGAACTTCCGGTGGGCATCGCCGACCCGAACGCCATCGTTCCGGCAACGAACGCAGCGGGAACGGCCACCGAAAAACTCACACTGGGCGATATCGTCGCGCTTGCGACGGCAACCGGAGATCCGGCGGTCGCAAACACTGGAAACGTAGAAGCGATCCGCAGGCTCACGCAAGCCGAGTACGACGCGATTGCCACCCCTGACGCCAACACCCTCTATGTGATCACAGAATAATGGCAGTTCTTGGTGCGAAGCTGTTGTTCCTCGGATCGGTCGCCGTAGAAAAAATCTACGCTGGATCAGTATCCGCCTACGTTCGCATGCCGGGGTTTTCGCCAAGCACAATAACTGGCCTACAACTGTGGTTAGACGCATCCGACGCCGAAACGCTTTTCGACGCCACCTCTGGCGGCTCGCTCGTCGCGGCGGATGGCACGGTCAAACGGTGGGAGGACAAGAGCGGCAACAACCGACACGCGACAGAGGCGACGAACGGGCCGCAGCGGAAGTTAGCGGTGCGGGGTGGATTGGATGCACTGCGGTTTGATGGGACAAATGACCGCCTAAACACAGGGGCGATATCATCCTTAGACATATTAGACATGACTGTTTTGGTCGTAGCAGCCACGACAGCCGCCAAAAGCAATCCGGCCCTAACAATCAGTTATGGTGATTTTACAGCCAGCCATACTAACGAGGATCGACACGGTTTAGTTATTTTTTCTGCCGGTTCAACTTTTCCTAGCCTTGCCGGTTTTGTGCGAAACGCCAGCGGCGGCGCAGTCCTTCCAGCAACTGGCGACCGCCCCCAGTTTTCATTGAACGAACTGCTTGTTGCTGGGTATTATGTTGACTCGCTTGGAGGCTGCTATTCATTCAAAAACCTTGCGACGCCGGTAGCAGGCATCAATGGCCCAGCGGATACGCCGTCCCTTCACCAGAAGGTATCGTTGGGTGTAAATGACGCCTCTAGCGCGTCTGTCGTAGAGTTTTTTCAAGGCGACATTTGCGAAGTTATTATCTATAGCGCGACGCTGACCGCCGCCCAACGAAACGCAGTGATTGGCTACCTCATGGCGAAGTGGGCGATCACATGATGTCGAATGACGCCTTTGCCGCCGCTCTGCTGATCGCCGCCATCCCGGCTGGCATGGCGAGCGGCATGTTCGGCGTCTGGCTCTTGCGTTCGCTGATTGCCGCCCTGGTCGCCCACTGAATTGCGCTGTACGACAAAAGTGATCACATGGCTCAAAAGCCGGACGGAAAGCCAGCGCGACCGCAGCGTGTCTCATTTACCAAGGCTGCCGCAGAACGCATCGGCAAGGCGGTACGGCGTGTCGAGGCGGGCAACCGCGACCAAGGGCCGGTCACGTTCGGTGCGCACGTCTCGCAGCCGCATCGCCCGTTTCGGTACTTCAGGCTGACCAGCCCGATGAATCCTTGCCAGACGGCAACGGCTTCACGAGTTCAGCCGGTGTGCTGCGGGCAGGGCGACCTGCGGATGGATTTGGTCGATCTCGACGAACCGGAACCGGACGTCACGATTTTTGACCATCTCGGCAGTGCGCGAATCTACAACCTGACGCTCGGCGAACGCCGGAACGCAGTTATCGCGGCTGGCACATACTGCCTTGCACGGTGGGTGTCTTTCACCGACTCAGAGCCGGAATACTCCTGCGGGGCGGCTGGCGTCTGGGAACTCGTGGGATTTCTGCCGTGCGCGGCGGCGGCGTGCGGGCAGGAGCCATCCTCTGCTTCTGCAAGCGGAGATGACTCAGGATCGCCGTCAGGCAGTTGGCGGTCGAGTGCGTCGGCAGGCTCACAGGATTGCGTCGAGTGTTTGAATGAAGTCGAGGTTGTCACGGACGTGACGTGCGAAGACGGCGACCTGCAGGTTGAGAAGACCAAGATCGAAGCCAGAGAGTGCTGCGGCAGCGGCGGAAGCTAGCAAGGCGAGATGAAAGACTTCTTCGAACGAGTCGTCGTAATATCTCTCGAGCGCCGTCACGACAGGCTGGATGCGTTCATGAAACGCATGCCAGCAAACTGGCCGTTCCGCGAAGTGGAAGTCGTCAGGGCCGTCGATGGCCGCCTCTGCAAGCACCCGGAGTGGTGGCGGCAGGGCGGCGGGGCGTGGGGCTGCTACAGGTCGCACGTCAACATCCTCGAAGACGCGCTGAATCGGGGCATCAACAGCGTCTTGATCTTCGAGGATGACGCCACATTCTGCAGCAACTTCAGTGAAGCGGCGGCGAGATACCTGGAGGCACTGCCAAACGATTGGGTGCAGGCGTATATCGGTGGGCAGCATCTCAAGAAGGCAAAGATCATCGAGAACAACCCGCTTGTAGTTCAGGCGCAAAACATCAACAGGACGCACGCATACGCGGTGCGAGGCCGTGAAGGCATCACGACGCTTTATCGCTGGCTGAACGAAACGCAAGGCTGGGTCAACAGGAATCACATCGACCACCACTACGGCAGGTTGCACAAGGCATCGACCGCTGGATACTACGCTCCGGCGCAGTGGCTCTGCGGACAAGCGAGCGGCCACTCTGACATCAGTTGGAAAGAAACCGGAGAGCGGTGGTGGACGCGTGCGGGGGTCGCAGAAGAAGCCCGCGACCTTGTCGTCCACGAAACAGCCCCGATCACAAACTGCGGCCAGTTTGTCGCCGTGGTTGGGCTGCACCGCTCCGGCAGTTCGTGCGTCGCCATGATGCTTCACAAGCTCGGCGTCAACATGGGCGACAAGTTGGTCGGCTGGGAGTCCCGCAACGGCGGCGGCGGCGAGGCGGCAAACCTTGCGAGGATCTGCGAGCGAGCGGCGCGGTTTCCTGCCGCTGGGTTCACGCACCAGCCAGACCAGATCCGCCGCAATCTTCGCAACTGGATCAACGGGCGGATCACGAAAGCGAAAAAGAAAGGCATCCGAGTCGGCGGCAAGTATCCGCATCTCTGCGCGATGGGCGGCATGCTCAAGGACATCTGCGGCAGTGGGCTCAAGGTAGTCCACTGCAACAGGCCACTCCACGAGTCCATCGACAGCCTGCAACGCAGGAGCCGAACCGCGAAAGGATGGCTCAACGCGAGCGACGAGCAGTGCGAACGGGTTCAGCAGTGGCTCTGGGAAGAGAAGACTCGGTTTATTTCGTCGCTACCGAAGAACCAAGTTCTTACCGTCGACTACGCGGACGTTTTGAGCCGACCGGCACTCGTCGTTGACAAGATTGTCGAGTTTCTCGACCTGCACCCAAGTGAAGAACAGTGCGCCATGGCTGTCGCGCACGTCAAAAAAGGAGATCGAAAATAATGGATGCCCTCCTCGTGCTCAACGTCGGCGGAAAAAGCCTGCACCCAAGATCAAGGGCGTCGTTTCAGGAGGCAGCGAAGCGGTGGGGCGTCGAGTTCGTCGAGCGCACGAAACCGCTTGCCCCGGTGCATCACTTCTGGCAGAAGGCGTTCGCCATCGAGGAGATGCTCGACTTTGATCGTGTGCTTCAACTCGACGCAGACATGCTGATCCGGTGGGACGCGCCTTCGCCGTTTCGGCTTGTACCGGACGACCACATTGGTGTTGTTTCTTCTCGCCAGTTCACTCCTCCTCCTCGCGATTTTCTGGTCACGCCGCCAAGCAACACCGAATACAAGGGGCTCTGGATCAGCCGCCACCGCGACATGTGCATTCAAGGGTGGGCGAGGCACATGAAGATGAAGCCGTGCCATGACGAAAAGCACCTAAACGGAGGATTCTTTCTTTATTCGACGAAGATTCACAGGCCGCTGTTCAAGCAACTGCGCGAGGTTGGCGAGTCTGCCAAGTGGACGCCGTGGCGGCTCCCGGAACAGGCTTCGCTCTCTGTGCTGCTTCACAACCTTGACGTACCGCAGACGTGGCTTCCGCATACATGGAACATCGTGGCCGCACACCAGCGGCACATCCGCGAAGAATACTGCACAGGATACATGAATGGGTACATCTATCACTTCACCGGAAAGGTGAAGCGAGGAGAGCGGATCAAGCAAACAATGTGGGAGAAAGCCCCTTGCGATGAAATCGCGCAAAGGCTCGGAGAGCGAGACGTGTGGGCAGAGGTGGGCGTCGCTGACGGATATTGCTCGCTTGGGGTTTTTACAAGGAGGCCAAACACTAGAGCGTTCTTGGTCGATCAGTGGGGGGTTGCAAATGAGCGGTACAAAAAAAGCGGCGATCTCGCAGCGAGGCTAACTAGCGATCAGTGGGAGCGGGTCTTCGAGCGAGCGTCGAGGTTGACTGAAAAGTACGACCGAAAGGTGCTTCGAAACACAAGCGTCGGCGCTTCAACGAAAATAGAGGATCGCAGCCTTGACATGGCCTACATCGACGCCGAGCACACGAAGGAAGCCGTCATAGAAGACTTGACTTGCTGGCTCCCGAAGGTCAAGGACGGCGGATGGATCGGTGGCCACGACTACAACCATCCGTTTGAGTCAAAGCGAAAGCTCTGGGGTGTAAAGCTCGTAGTCGACGAAGTGTTTTCAGGCGCGCAACTGGAAACCGGCGTCTGCGGGACTTGGTTCGTTAGGGCGACGCCAGGGGTGAAAGCAAACGCATCGAAGGCTCTTGCGAGGCTGGCTGGCAAATAGCCGCCAGAAGCAACGGTGATCGTGGATGCCTGCAAGCAGCAGCGGAAGCAGCCGTTCAATTTCAAGCGTCACGGGATGCCCGTGTTGCGGTAGCAGCAGTTCGTCCTCATCCAGCAGCAGTTCGTCCTCATCCAGCAGCAGTTCGTCCTCATCCAGCAGCAGTTCATCCAGCAGCAGTTCATCTAGCAGCAGTTCGCCAAGCAGCAGTTCATCTAGCAGCAGTTCATCTAGCAGCAGTTCGCCAAGCAGCAGTTCATCTAGCAGCAGTTCGCCAAGCAGCAGTTCGCCAAGCAGCAGTTCGCCAAGCAGCAGTTCATCCAGTAGCAGTTCGCCAAGCAGCAGTTCGCCAAGCAGCAGTTCGCCAAGCAGCAGTTCGCCCTCGGCAAGCAGCAGTTCGGCAAGCAGCAGTTCAGCCTCGTCCAGCAGCAGTTCGGCTGGTTCGTCCAGCAGCAGTTCGGCTGGTTCGTCCAGCAGCAGTTCGGCTGGTTCGTCCAGCAGCAGTTCGGCTGGTTCGTCCAGCAGTCACCCATCCATCAGCAGTTCGGCAAGCGGCAGTTCGGCTGGTTCGTCCAGCAGTCACCCATCCATCAGCAGTTCGGCAAGCGGCAGTTCGGCTGGTTCGTCCAGCAGTCACCCATCCATCAGCAGTTCGGCAAGCGGCAGCGACAGCAGCCATTCCTCTGGCTCTGGCTCTGGCTCTGGCTCCGGCTCGGGCTCGGGCTCGGGCTCGGGCTCGGGCTCGGGCTCGGGCTCGGGCTCGGGCTCGGGCTCGGGCTCGGGATCTGACTCCGACTCCGGTGGCTCTGGCTCCGGTGGCTCTGGCTCCGGCGGCTCTGGCTCCGGCGGCTCTGGCTCCGGCGGCTCTGGCTCCGGCGGCTCTGGCTCCGGCGGCTCTGGCTCCGGTTCTGGCCCTGGAGGGTACGTCTGCTTCCAAAGCTCATCCGGCTCCGGCTCCGGCTCCGGATCCGGCTCCGGCTCCGGCTCCGGCTCCGGCTCCGGCTCCGGCTCCGGCTCCGGCTACGTCTGCTTCCAAAGTTCGTCTTCGAGCAGCAGCGACCAAGGGAGCTCATCGTCGAGCCTCCCGTGCACCGAGTGCGGCAGCCTGTGTTGCCCAGCGGGAGAGATTTGCGGGTCAACGTGCGGGAGCCACTACTGCGCAGACTGCCCGCCCGGCTATTACCCTTATTTCACCGGCTATTTCGGCACGGACAGGACTCTTTCTAAGGAAACCCCTTACGTCTGTATTCCTCAAGCGTACACGGTAGAGAACCCTGCGAACCCAGATGACGGCGCAAACGGGACGTACTGCCTCGACGTGGACAGGCTCTCTGGCTGCGGGTGGCCTGATGGTATTTATCTTCAATACACCAAGGGTTGGTACAGTATCAGGCACGCCGATCCGTCTTCCTTCTCCGGAGGGTGGATTGGTGTAGTCAGGGAAGGCGCGTGGGCCTTTCAGCGCGGCGGCGGGTGGAACATACCGCAGTCAGATGGCACAGTCGTTGGGTACGGCCACGCAGACACTGTGCCAGATTTCGGAGAAGACACTACCGGGTTGTGGGATCCTGGAAAGGGGGCAGGGAACTACGACCCATACGTCGTAACAGTTCATACTGGCGGGTGCTCCCGTTCGCTGATCTGCATGAAAGAGTTTTACCCCGACAACTGGGAGTCTCCATGCCCGCCTGGCTACGAAGGCGGTGGCGGCTGGTGTTACACAAATGAAACTGTTCAGTCGTGCGATGAGTGCAACCAGAACGGCTACGACGGAACACTCGGCGGCTACGTCAGTTCTTATTGCTATCCCGGGCCTTACGAGCCGAACCCCCTGCCGTAGGACAAAAATCAAATGGTCTGCAAATGGGTCGATGACTGCGGCGACGAGCCGTGCTATCAAAGCGAACGTGAGTGCAAGTGCGCGTGCGGGGAACTCGACCCGAACAGCAAAGAGTGCCGGTGTCAGAACTACGACGCATGCGTGTCGCCGAAGGTGCTGCTCGAAGACTGCTCGTGCGTATGCGAGGACACCTCGCCGTGCCAGAATACCGGCGAAACCAGAAGCGAAGCGACCTGCGAGTGCGAGTGCCCGCCAGCGCAGGAGGCGTGCGGTGGCGAGTGCATCCCGGAGTGCAACACGGCGTCCGGGTTTGTCAGGAACCCCGACACATGCGAGTGCATCTGCGAAGCTAGCAAAGAAGAGTGCAACGGCGTTTGCTACGACGCCTGCCCCGGCCAAGAAGAGCACAACCCGGAAGACAACTGCGAGTGCTGGTGTCCGCCAAATAAAACGCGAAACAGCAATAGCATCTGCATCGACTGCCCGACCGACAGCGGCGGCACGCTTGGTACCCACGAAATCTGGGACGGGCTCTGCCTACCAAAATGCCCTCCGGGGCGCGTCCGCAATCCAGACTTCGGTGGGTGCGTTTGCCCGCCCGGGACATACGAAGTCAACGGCCAGTGCGTCGCGCTTGGGTACGAGTGCGTTTCTGGTGGTTGCACGCCAGCCGCCAACGGCACATACAGCAACCTCAATGACTGCCTCTATGGCTGCGGTGGTTTTTGTATTCTGCCGTTCGCCCCGAACGGGTCGGCGCTGTTTTGTCCCGACGGCGTGACTCAACGCGGCGTTGTGTACTACACGCCAAATCTTGCGACGTGCTCATGGGAGGCGAACGCACTCATTTGGTCTGATTGTTCCGGTACGCCAACTGGTGGGTGTCAACTCCCGCCGCCGCCAGCCAGCCAAGCGTTGATGTGCGACAGCGGTGCCCAGTACGGGCTGATCTACTACACGCCGGACGTCGTGAACTGCACTTGGGTCGCCGTGGAAGAAACGTGGTTCACGTGCGGTTGCACCGAAGCGGAGAAAGAGGCCGCGTTCCCGCAAGGATCCGAAACCATACGGAGCGAGGAGCCGATCTGCGGGCTTCACCTCCCTGTCTATATGCCGGGTTCTGTTCCTGGGACGTGCTTCGCCGCCTACGCAGAACTGGAGTGGTGCGACACGTGCGACGGGAACGGGAACCCGCAACTACACCGCTCGACCCACTACCTGTACAACCACGAAACCGGCACGTTCGAGAGAATGATCACCTCGGACATCGACAGGTCGTTGCCGTGTCCGGGCTCGGGCTCGGATGGTTCGGATTCAGGCTCGGACGGCTCTGGCTCTGGCTCTGGCTCGGATGGTTCGGATTCAGGCTCGGACGGCTCTGGCTCCGGCTCCGGCTCCGGCTCCGGCTCCGGCTCCGGCTCCGGCTCCGGCTCCGGCTCCGGCTCCGGCTCCGGCTCCGGCTCCGGCTCCGGCTCCGGCTCTGGCTCTGGCTCTGGCTCTGGCTCTGGCTCTGGCTCACCAAGCAGCGGCAGTTCGGATGGTTCGTCCAGCGGCATCGGTTCGTCCAGCAGCCAGCCCTCCAGCGGCAGTTCGGATGGCTCGTCAAGCAGCCAGCCCTCCAGCAGCAGTTCGGATGGCTCGTCAAGCAGCCAGCCCTCCAGCAGCAGTTCGGATGGCTCGTCAAGCAGCCAGCCCTCCAGCGGCAGTTCGGATGGCTCGTCAAGCAGCCAGCCCTCCAGCGGCAGTTCGGATGGCTCGTCAAGCAGCCAGCCCTCCAGCGGCAGTTCGGA